CGAGAGTTCCAGGCACCAGTCACATAGCGGCGGCATGGGGGGCGGGCAAGGGACTGCGGTACGGCTCGGTGCCGAGCACGCGGCGTATGTCGCCGAGATCCATCCCCGCGATGTCATGCAGGCGCAGGACCATGGACGAGCCCACCGGCAGCCCGCCATTGCGGATTTTGCTGATGGTCGGCGCCGCGACGCCCAAGGCGCGCGACAGCGCGGAGTCGGAATTGAGGCCCAGCTTGCCGATGGCGGCGTCCAGCAGGGCGCCGGGGTTGGTGGTGGTCGAAGTCTTCATGATTTCCTTGTCAATTAATTATTGCTGATGCGTTTATAGGTTTTGCTGACGAGCGATTTCAGGTCCAGGCCTTCCGGCTTGACGCGCTTGCCGTCGGACGAGGCTGGAGCAGTTGGCACGGGCAGCGGCGGCAACACGCTCGGCTTCGGCGCTGGAGCCACGCCGCCGTTGTCGATGGCGGCCTGCACGCGACCCTTGAACGCCGGCATGGCCTCGCCCGGATACGGTCGCAGGTTCAACTCCGCACCCTTGGCCAGGATGGAGGTGTCGCTGGCCCACCACATTCCGCCGCCCTGCTTGGCGCCGCCTGCGGCTGGTTGGCGCGCGCTTTCGTTGCGGCACCAGTTGCGCCACGTGGCCAGCCAGTCGGTCTTGTTGGCCCGCTGTCCGGACAAGGCGATCCAGTGGTCCTTGAACTTCTCGCCGATCTCACGGACCTGCTCGACGGTCCATTCGGGACAGTGCTGCATTGCCCAGTCTCCCCAAGCTTTCGGCAGTACCCAGTCGGAGGGTAAGCGCGCAGCGCGCACCACCTGACGCTTCTGTGATGGTTCCTTGACGGTTCTGGGTGCGAGTTTTGCGGGGGTTTTTGGCAAAACCTGCGGGGGTATCACGCCGTCATCTGCGGGGTGCGGGTCCTGCGGGGGTGCATTATCTGCGGGGGTTTGCGGGAATTGCTCGGCGTGGATGAAGTACCAGGTGCGACGGCCGGCGCGCATTTCGCGGCTGATGATGCCCTCTTCCTCCAGGGCGCGCAGGTGCTGTTGCACGGTGCGCTCGCCCATCGTGCACTTCTGCGCGATCAGCCCGACGGACGGATAGCACATGCCCTGCTCATTGGCGTTGTCGCACAGGGAGAGCAGCACGAACTTTTTGCCCGAGGACATTGTTGAAGCCCATGCCTGTGTCATTAATGCAATACTCATACTTCGGTCATTTCCTTGCGTGGTCGTTGTTGCTTGGCGCTTGCGCGCCAGGTCATGTATTCATTGCGGGCTATGCGAACAGCCTTTGCTGCGCCGCCTCGGCCACCAGCGCGGCGCTGCAGGCCGGGTTGATCCAGACCACCTCAGTGCGCAGGGCACAGCCGCGCCCCGCCGATATCTGCGCCGACGTGTCGAACCGCTCCCACCCGGCCAGCGCCTTGTCGTACAGGTCCGACGGGTAGCCGGACAGCACCACCAGCCCGGACAGCTCGCGCAGGACCGCCAGCAGCTGCAGGTGATCGTCGTCCGTCATTTCATGGCGGTAATTGGCCCGGCCCGATCGGGTGGCGTGCAGGTAGGGCGGATCCACGAAATGCAGCGTGCCCGGGGCATCGTGCTGGCGCATCACCTCGATGGCGGGCCGGTTCTCCACCAGCACGCCCGCGAAGCGCACGCCGGCCGCAGCGATGGCCGCCGGGTATTCCGCCCACAGGTGCTGCGCCGTGCCGTATTCGCGCTTGGTATCGATCCGGAAGCCGGTGGCGCTCTTGCTGGCGCCAGCCGAGCCGAAACCCATTTGCGCGCGGATGCACAGCCTGCGGGCCGATTCAATGGCGTCATCGGTCGCCTCCCAGGCCTGCTCAAATTCACTGCGCGCATAGGGCGTTAGCACGACGGCGTCGATGAGTTGACGCCGCTGCACCGGGTCGCGCAGCACGCGGAAGAAGTTGGCCACGGCCTGGTCCAGATCGTTGTAGACCTCGGCATAGACGCGCTCCTTTTGCAGCAGGACACCGGCGGCGCCGCCGAATGGCTCGACGTAGCAGGTGTGCGCCGGGAAAAAGGTCTGGATCCAGCCGGCCAAGCGGTACTTGGCGCCGTGGTAGCGCAAGGCGGGGCGAATGATATTGGTCATGCGGCCGCCTTTTGCGCGCGCAACGCGCCGTCCTTGACGCAGCGCACGCATTTGCCGTACTGGTGCAGCTGCTTGGCGGTCGATTCCAAGCCGCAGGCGCATTTCTTCCGGCGTAGCACGATGGGCGGCATGGCCGCCGTGCGATCGCGGAACGCTTCGTTGGTACTACCAAACCCGACTAGCATGACGCCACCGCCTTCCATATGTTGGAGCTGCCGAAGCGCGGTATGCCCACAATCTCGCCGCGGCGTTTAAGACGCTGCAGGATGTCGTACAGCGAGGGTGGTTCAACATTGAGCAGCGAGGCGATCTCGCGCACGTCCTGATTCGGATGGTCCTTGATGCACTGGAGCGTGGCGGCCGCCAATTCTCCGGTTAGCGGCGGCGGTGGCCGGCGGCGGGCGTCAACCCTGGTCGAGGGCGCATCGGCCACCTGGGCGATGAACTGGGCGTGCTGGGATACGAGGTGGGCGAATGCGCTCATGCCGCCCTCGCCATCAGAAGTTCATGCGCGTTGTTCGCCTTGAGGACGGCGACGGCCGGCGGTGGAGACACACTGTTGCCGATCATGCGCACCTGGGCGCCCTTGGACAGCCGCTTGCGGACCGTGCGGCCCCTCTTGTCGATCGACGTGTGGAACGGGTCCAGAATGTAATCGGCGGGGAATCCCTGGGCATTGGCCAGTTCGCGCGGTTGGAGCATGCGCAGGCCGATATCGACCACTTCCATCATTTCGCCGTTGATCTTCACCAGCTCGGGCTGCGCCACGCCTTTTAGGCTCGGGCAGTACTCCCACAGGAATTCGCGTACTTGCTGGCGACGTTCCAGGTATGCCGGATCGTTCGCCGGCGCACTGGTGAGCGTCGTGCGTACTTCGCCATGGTGCTGTCCGCCGGCGCTGATGGTGGCCAGCGGCTCGTCGGTGGCAGCAGCATGGCTGGTGCCGCGCAGCTTCACGAGATTGCTGGTCACGACCGCATGGCGGTTCTCGGTGGTGATGGTCGTCAGCGGGTCCGCAGCGGCCCAGGTCGCGCTGTCGCCATAGCTCTGGTTGTCGATGGCGACGAGGTGCGCCGTCACCAGCGAATTGTGGTCGACCGTGGTGACGGTGGGCGCTGGTGCGGTCACCGGCGCGCCGACGACGCCCTGGTAGTGTTTCGCCAGGTAGGCGCAGGTGACGCCCACGCGATCCTTGGTCACGATGGTCGGCATCGGTCCGTTGGCGGCCATGTTCTGCCCGCCACCCTTGTAGTATTGCACCACGGACGCCGCCACCAGGGCGTGCTTGCCGCCACCGGCGACGATGGTGCCCACCGGGTTATGCAGATCCAGCGCGCGCGGCGCCTGCCCTTCCCGTTCACCATAGCCCATCTGGACCATGGTGACGGCCGCGAGCGACATTTCGCCGCGATGCGCACAGGTGATGGTCGGCAGCGGATCGGTCGCAGCACTGGTGCGGTCCGCGCCTTGGTGCGTCAGCGGCTGGATCAGCGGCGACACTTCGCCGCGTGCGGTCTCCACGATGTAGGGCTGGGCTGCGTCCTTCACATATTTCTCGTAGCCTTTGCCGACGCGGCGCAGGGTCGCCGGCCGAAGTGGTTTCTTGCGCTCGAAAATGGACGGACACTCGATGGACCAGTCGATGCACTCAGCAGCAGTGCGATATGGCAGCAGGGTGCCGGCGAGCACCTGGGGCGAATTGCGCGGGCCGTGAGTGGGGGCTGGCCACACGATGGGCATGCCATCGCGGCGCATCACCATGAACAGGCGCTTGCGGATGGTTGGCGCGCCAAAGTCGCAGGCGTGCAGTGTGCGCCATTCGACCTTGTAACCCAGGCCCCGGATGATTCGCTCGATCGGGAAATCGTCGCCGAGCGTATCCCTGATCTCCGGCATGTCCGGATGATCTTCGGGCAGGCCGGTGGTCAGCGCCAGGATGAAGGCATTGAACGTGCGGCCCTTGAGTGCTTTGATGGGCCGGCCGCTTTCATCGAGCGGTCCCCAGCCTAAAAATTCGGCCACATTTTCCAAGAACATCAGGCGCGGGGCGATCTGCACGCCCCACTTGAGCACCACCCATGCGAGGCCGCGCGTCTTCTGGTTCAGGATGTTGAAGCCCTTCGCCTTCGAGAAATGCGTGCAGGTGGGAGAAAACCACACGGCCCCCACCGGGAGGTTGCGGGTGATGAGGCGGGGGTTGGGCAGGAAGACGTCTTCGCGGTAGTGCGCCGTGGTTGGATGATTGGCCGCATGCATGGACAGCGCCTCGCCGTCATGGTTGATGGCGATGTCGGGCTCCCGTCCGAAGGCCATGCGCAGCGCGGTGCTGGCGCCGCCGCCGCCGGCGAAGTTGTCGGCGATCAGCTCATGGCCGAGGTCCAGCGTAAACTGGTCGCGCCCGCTCATACGGCACCCCGCTGCGACATCGTGGCGGCCGGCAGCTGGATGTTATAGCCGGGGATGACGTGGGCCACATGGCTGCCGGCCGGCATCGTGCACGGCGCATCCAGCGGGCTCACGAGCAGCGCGTGCACCAGTCCCGAATCCTGCAAGGCGAACGAAAAGTTTGCATGTGCTTGAAGGATGGAATCGCGGCCGCCCGTCATGTTCGTGGCGCGCCTCATGCCGCCACCGCCAGCGAGGAAAGCCAGGTACGCGGCGCCATGTGCAGCGGCGGCACCGATGCGGCCGACACGCGCACAACACGTGGCCGTGGTGGCTGCGTAGGCAGGAAGTAGGTCTTGATGTCGGAGCGGCCCTGCTCATAGTCGAGCACGCCGTTAGCCTCCAGCTGCTCGACCGCATCGCGCAGATCGCACTGCTTGAGGCGTGGAATAGCGCTCAGCGCCTGTTGCAACTCGCGGATGGTGAACCCGCTTTTCGCGGTCCGCATTGCATTAATAATAAGTTCCGGGCAAAGCTCCGCCCTCTGTGATACAGTTTCGTTGTTCATAGAACGTCAGTAGTAGTGGTAAATGGGAAGCCCGGTTGCAGCCGGGCTTTTCTGCATCCGGCGCTATGCCTGGTGGAATAGCTGCCGGTAAGTGGCGCGCTGCCGCGTGACGCGGTCAGGCTGTTTCGGAATCGCTTCCGAGAGGGGGATGCCCTTCGCCAAAGCTTGGCAAGGGGCGGTCATTTGTATTCGTCGGGCTGGACGTAGACAACGGCGTCTGCCGGTACGACCTTCAAGCCCAGGCAGGCAAGCAAACGGACGACAAACGCGAGTTGACCGCTGGTTTTCCAGCGCGAGACGGCCGAATCATGCACCCCCATGCGCTGCGCGACGACCACAGCGGTTACCTCATTCAATCTTTGCAAAATATTACTGTTTATTTTGCGCGTGGCCGTGATGTATTCCTGCGATACTGGAAACGCTTCAAAGGCCTGCATGCGGGAAAATTCCGCCGCCTGGTCTGCGTCATCATTGCCTGCTGGGGGAACTGCGTCGGTCATTACGTGGTCCTGATGGCGTGGATTGAGTGGGACGTTGATGGGCCTTGCTCTCCGGGGACTTGCCCCATTGCAAGGCCAGCGATGCAGCGCCGGCAATTCAAGTTTCTTCGGATTAATATAAATTTAAACTCAATGTTAAAGGAATTGGGCAATTTCTACAACTTATTCTTGTAGTGCCGCCTACAACGAAACGTTGTAACCTTACGCCCATGACGAAACTGAAAGATGATGTTGCAGCAGGCTTCCTAGAGAGGCTGACGCAGCTGCTCGACAAGAAAAATAACGGCAACCAGTCAGTGTTAGCCCGCGCCATCAAAGTGTCGCCGCAAGCGGTCAATCGGTGGTTCTCGGAAGGGCATATTCCGCGCGAAGCCACCCTTAATAAAGTCGCTGCCTACCTGGGCACCACGCCGGCCTACCTCAAGTACGGCGACGGTCCGGCCGCCGTGCCCGCCACCTATGAACTGATGTACGTCCAGATCGGGCCGGAAACGTCCCTGCTGTCGCATTACAGGGAAGGCACGGCGTCAGGCAAGGAACAGCTGCTCACCACCGCCGAGCACATCGAAAAACTGCCGGCGGACCAGCTGCCCGCCAATCCCCAGTTAGCCTCGAACTAGGCGTAAAGCCGGTCGCGCCTTGGGCTGCGCCGCGACTGCGCTCGACAGGTACGCCTTCCGCGCAAAGCCCTTGGCCGTACGCAGCAAGAATGCCTGGTCAACTGGCCGGGCGGTATCGTAGGCGCGCAACAACTCACTGCGCGGGTCGCTTCCCACCTTGACGGCCGATCCATCCCATCCTGTTTTCATTTTTATCATACCTCTTGAAATAATTTCCATACGGAAAAGAGGTCAATACTTTGCCCTACTAGCAACGTTCGGGCAACCCCCGTTAACTATCATTTAAGCGCAGTGTGAGATTGTCACAACTGATAGTTTAACTATCAGGGCACTTCCTTACCGATAGGAAATGTTTGGAAAGTGGAGTAAACTGGCCCGGCTTTGACGCATCCAGACCCCAACATGATCGGCCCTCTCACCGCCCCGCCCATTCGCCTCACCCGCGCGGCCCTCACCCAAATCGCACAGCGCCGCCTCACCGTTGAGATTGATGATGGCTTTCTGGAGCAGATCAAGCGCATCGTCCCCGCCCTGATTGCCGGCTACAGTGAGTGGTCCGGCCCAGCCACGGCGACGTCGGACGCAAGGGTTCGCTGGCACTGGTACTTCGATGAGGCGCTGCAGCGTTTTGTGGTACCACCGCACGGCGTGCAGTCGAACATCATTCTGGTTGATGGTGATGGCCGCGACGCGCCACCCGATGCCCTGGTGCGCCTCATACTGCGCCGCATCCGCCGGCGCCACGACTGGCAGCCCTGGATGCGCCTGGCCACGCTGAACCGCCGAAGCGCCATGCCCACCGCATCCGTCGCGGCGCCGCGCGGCACCGGCTCACAGATCATGACGCCGGTCGCGCATCGTGACGGCACCTGCCGTTGGGGCAAGCAGGCACTGCGCGAACTGGAGCAGCTGCCCGACGATCGGAAATTCGCCAGGATCGCCAAGTGGGCGCGCGAATTGTTCGGGTTTCAGCATACGATGGCAGTGGCCCGCTCACGCCATGACCCCAACCTGTTCTCTATCGAGGAAAATTTCCAGCTGAAATGGCGTGAAATCTACGAGCGCGAGCATCTGGTGCTGATCGACCCCAGGCTAACGTGCGCACATGGCGCCACAACGTGGACGGCGCGTGCGTTGCATGCCCAGAATCCCGCCTTCTGGAACGTCGCCATGGCGCACGGTATTCGCTCGGGTTGGCTCATGCGGTCCGCCGACGGCAGCGCCGCCCTGGTGCTGTCACGCCCAGATCCGGACATCACCGCCCAAGAGTCCGCCCTGATGACGCCCAACTTGGTGATGCTCGCCCATGCGGCTCATGACCTGATGGCGCGCCAGCTGGGCAGCGTGAAGCGGCGCGGCAATGCCCCCTACGAGAGGGCGCTGCCGGAAAATGATCTGGAGATCATCGCCCACCTGCAGCGGAACAAGCCGCGCAAGGCAATCGCGGCGATGCTTGGCAAAAGCATCGCCACGGTCGACCGCCGGTTACGTGTGATCAAGGACAAACTGGGCGTGGACAAAACGACCGACATCGTCGAAGTGGCCGTGCAAATGGGCCTGCTCAAGCCCATCTGATTCAGCAATCGATTCCAGCGCCCGTTTTCATGAATTGCGCGTGGGAGAACGGTGTGCGATCACGAAAGCTCGCCGGCACCTCGAATAGCGCCCAGTAGTATTCGCTTTGCCCCAGGCAGTGCATGGCCGTCCGGCAGTGCTGCATTGGGTCGTCCATCTGGCTTGAATACAGGCCGTCACCGGTGGGGAAGAACGGCACCACGCGGCACTCAAACAGCTCGCGCAACAGTTCGGCCGGCGCGCCGCGATCACGCGCCCGCTCGAATTGGCGCACCATCATCGCCTCGGTCTGGACCACCATCAGCATCGGCGCGCCATCGGCGTCGAAAAATAGCAGCCCGATCGGCGTGGCGAACAGGTAGTGCTCGACAAACCCATACCTGTCCATCAGATCCCGCACCAGGGAGTTGAATACGGCATCGCGGAGAAACCCGTACGCCTCCCCTTCCAGTTTGCGGTGATGCAGCTCGCGCGAGCGGTCGAGAAAGTACGCGTCTTGCAGCCCTTCGATCTCTTCGTTCAGCCTGCTTAGGCTGGCGTCATCCCCTCGCCGAACAAATCGGTCAATCAGCCCTCGGTTGAAGGCTTCGACTACCTCCTCGTTCGCATCGACGCTGGACAACCACACTTTTTTGCAAGGCAAGTGCGAGACGGCTTCGCACGCCTCCATGCCGCTGCCGTTGGGGCGGTTGTACTCCACGACCACGACCGTGGGCGTGCAAAAGCGGCGCGGGTCTTCGACATAGTTGTAGATGCGCTCCAGATCGCCGGCTTGGGAAAACAGTGCATTGGCTATCTGCACGGGCGCGCCGGCACGCTTGGCCCGCGAGAAGGAGGACTCCATCCAAGCCACCGCATCCGCCGCGTCGTCAAAACGACGGTGCGCCAGGGCCGGCCGAAAGTGCTCCACGTGCGCTCCTAGTGGGGCCAGTTCGTCATCGATGAGCACGGTCAGCGTGGGGTGGCGGTAGAGCGGTAACTGAGGGGCCATGCAAATCTCCAGAGCGTGGCCATCAGTATATAGCCTTTTATACAACGCACCAAAGTGAAAGTTTCACTCAGGAACTAAACACAGCCAAAACAACAATAAGACATCAATTTAAAGTTGCTATATACTCTGTAAAAATCAACTTTCAATTGTAATTCGGCGCCACCAGCGGCATCGCAAGAGATAAGGTGACTTTCATTGTAGGGACCGGGCGCCGCCCGTCATCCCTTAAACGGTCTGGGGGGACTATGGAAGAAACCTTATCTGTTGCGCCTGCCAGGCGTGCCTCGGCGTGACCGCCAACCGATCACGATCACTCTACCCGGAACCATGATCTCTCACCTGAAAACTAGCTTACTCCTGGCCAGCGCGATGCACGCCAATCCGGGCCGCACACGCCAGCCTGGTACGACGATGAGCGCCAACACGGCGGTCTTGACGCTGCCGCCCTGCATGCAGCCGCTCTCACCCGCCGAAAAGCTCACCTGGCTCGGCATCACCATCATCGTGGTGATCGTCGTGGCCGGCGTCAACCAGTGCCCAGGATTGCCACTGCCACCGATTTATTAACCCAGGAGTTCCCGCATGGCCAAAAAGAAGAATGGCGCCATTACGCCCATAGTCGCCTACAACACCAAGATCGCCCCGATTGTGGACCACCTGAACGCGAGTTGTCGGCAGTACGGCATCACCAACTTGACGGCATTCAGCATTCCGGAGACGGCCGATACCGGGCAGATCGTCGCCAGCGTGCAGCCCGACGCGCAGGGCCGTTTGCCATCTGAGTTCATGGTGATGCTGGCCTACCTCAAGGGCGACACCGGGCTGCCCACGCGCACCCAATGATGCACCGCGGCGCCGTGACTTGCTTTGCGGCGCCGAACCCTCCCTGGAATATGACTCCGACGCAAGCCCTCAAGGAGGTGCGCGCACTGGTGGCCAGCGAAGGCTATGCCATCACCGCCCTCACCCTCGCCAATTATCGTAGCGACCTCCTGCGCACCATAGACCTCTATCAACAACAAATCGCTCACCCCATGACAGACCACGCCTTGCAAGACAAAGCGGCCGCCGCCGGCCCCAATCCAGACACCACCATCGCGCAGCTGAACGCCACCATCGCGGACCAGCAGGCCATCATGGACAAAGCCGCATCCATCATCGCCGAAGGGCTGCACTCCGAAGATGGCATCGATGAGGAGGCTGGGAATCAATGCATCGAGGCCATCCGCGACCACTTCAAGAGCATCGAGAAGACCACAGTCGAATCAATGGTCGAGACATTATTCGAGCGTATCGGCGCGGCCGCCGGCTTCCCGTCCGGCACGGAATTCAACCCCCTGCACGTCATCGATCAGATGCGCATCACGATCGTGGCTCAGGCGAAGATCGGCAAGTACCTGGAACGGGCCTTGAAGGGCATTTGGCGCCCAGGCGAAGGCGACACCCCTGCCGCCTTGACCCTTTCCGAAGCCGGCGCACCGCCCGACGTCCAATACTTCCCCCCGGAAACGACTTGGCTGCAGGCGCTGGATGCGACCGCGCCGCCAGTACCGCCGGAGAACGCGGCGCCCGCGCCCTCCCCGGACGCCGGGAAATAATGGTTCGCTGCCCGGCATACGAATTGGCACGCATGCGTGCCGGCTACTGGCATCAGCCGGCGCTAGGCATCGTTACACCCGGCTGTGTGTACTCCCTGCTCACCGAGGACGATTTCTACGCCCCTCGCCGCCTGCAACGCTTCATCGGCCGTGCCTGCAATGTGCCGGCGCCGATACGCCACCTGGCGGGCTTCGCGCTGGAAGCTGAACACCGAGCGCGGCCCATCACACGCCTGTACCAGCTCAAGCAGGCGCAGCTGCGCATCGCCGCGCCCGGCTATGACTTCAGCGCGGCCGCCATCGAGCACGCCGCATACTTGGCCGCCGAAGCCGCCGCGCGCATCGAGCGGCAACAGGCGCATGCCGCCGCCGAGCGACGCGCGCTGGCCAGCTGCGCTAGCCGGCGCATTGCGCACGAGATCGCCGGGAAATGCCTCCCAACAGGGGCCGCCGCAAACTTGGCCATGATGCGCCGCTTATTGAACACTGCGGCCGCAGCATGAAGGCCAAGCGGGCGAAGTGCGCCGCTGCCGTTCCTGAGCTGACGGATGCGCAACGGCTGGATCACCTGGGTACTGCAGGTGGCTTCCTGCGTGGCACGGCCGATGGTGCAATTGCCTATAGGATTCTAGGCAGCGATGTATGGCTCGCCGATCTCCGAGAAGCCATCGACGCGCACGCCATGGCGGCCAAACAATCCTAGTAGCGCCCCTTTTGTTACTGATTTCCCTTTATTTTTCAAAAACCATATTGAAAAGAACCTTGAGGAAAGATATGATAGGCAACATTAATTTTGAACCAAGGCAAATTATGCGATCTTTTGATGGGGTGAAGGCGAAACTCGCCATGGAGCTGACCGGCTTCACTGGCACGCCGAAGACGTTCCGCGCTCGCTATCGCGATTCGACCGATAACTCTCATAAGCTTTATTCAGCGCAAGAAATTCGGCATATCCGCATGGATTTACTGGGCATCCCCCAAGATACCACGCGTTCGCGCAGCCTCCCACCAATCATCGACACGCGCATGGCCAAGGGCGGCGTCGGAAAGACGACCATTACTGGCAACGTTGCCAGTTGCCTTGCCCTGTCTGGCTACAAAGTGCTGCTGATCGATGGCGACCCGCAGGCATCATTGACATCCCTGTTCGGCATCAACTGGCTGGAAGAAGAAATCACTCATGTTTCCAAGCTGATGCAGCGCGCTGCACGTAACGAACCTGCCAATCCAGAGCAGGCGGTACGCTCGGTCTACCCAGGCGGCATGCTGGATCTGATCCCAAGCGATATCACGATGGTGGATGACACGTGGCTGATGGGGATAATGAACCGCGAATTTGCATTCCAACGCCTGCTGGAGCAGGAACTGGAATTCTTTAGCAAATATGACGTCATAGTCATCGACTCTGCTCCGGGTGCCTCCCTGCTTTCCACCACCTTTATGGTGGCCAGCAAAACTCTATTAACCGTAGTATCGCCGGAGGGCCAGGCTATCGCAGCCCTGGACGTGCTGGCGTCGAATGTTCAGGAGATCAACGCGGCCTTCAACCGCCAGGGCATCAACTTGGATGTGCATATCGTTGTGAATCAATACAACCAGACGAAAAAACCGCACAATTTTTCCCTCTCCAAGCTACTGGCGAAGTATCCGGACAAGATTAACGACACCATCGTGCGTGACTTCGTCGGTTTCTTGCGCGAGACCGACCCGGATAGCATCCATACCAATGGTCCCGTGCTGGAAAAGGAGCCCAATAGCGGCGGCGCACGCGACATTATCGACCTGACCAAGTCCCTTACGCGTCTCTACAGTATTCGCTTGGCCGGCGCTGGCCCGGCCGCCCAGCTGGAGGAAGCCGCGTGAGCAAGCCAGGATTCAAGGTATCCGGATTAATCCAATCCGGGCGTGTCGTGCCGGCCACCGGCATCACTCCATCTGCGGCATTCTCGCCACAGGACGCACCGAGCGGCCCAGAAGCTCCGACCCCTGGAACCGAAATGATGATGCGGCTGGACCTGCTGGATGATAGCCCCTATCAGACGCGCCTCAAGATTGATCCACTGCGCGTGGACGCCATTGGCCAGTCCATGCTGGCCACGCGCCAGGTTGATCCCATTGAGGTGCGGATTGTCAAACCGGGGCGCGCAGAAGTCGTCAAAGGGCATACCCGCAAGTACTCGGCCCTGAGCATTGGATGGGAAGAGGCGCGCGTGCTGATTGTTGCCCTGTCCGACAAGGAAGCCGCTGCCGCCGTCCTGATCGACAACACCGGCACCCCGCCGCACGACTACGAGTACGGCCGCAGCTTCCGCCGCCGACTGGATGAGAAGCTGGCGACTACCCAGTCCGAGCTGGCAGTACAAGTCGGCAAGTCTCAGGGCTTCGTGTCCAAATGCCTGTCGATGTTGGAACTGCCCTCGCCTATTCTTGCGCTGCTGGATGACGAGCCCGGCCTATTTGGTGTGTCTGCCGCCGCCAATATCCAGGCTCTGTGGAAGGCCTACCCGGAACACACGGCGATCATCGTAGAGGGCGTCAAGCGGTTCAAGGAAGGCGCCGATCAAAATGGCCTGAAGGCCTGGGTGGTTCAGCAGATTTCTAGGCTGGACACTGAGAAGAAAGATGTGAGTAATCGCATCATTCCAAATTCTTCCGGCAATACTGCATACGTTACAATAGTGAAGAAGCGCGATATTACTATTCGCTTGGCAGACCGCAATTTGGATCTGGAAGCGCATCGCGACAAAATAGAATCGTTCCTGCGGACGTTAATTCAGCAGGAGAAAAATAGTTAATGTTAATAAAATCAATGACTTACGGATTATTCAAATTGAATAATCGCGTTTTGAACAACTATTAATTGAAAACCCGGCCTCGGCTGGGTTTTTGTCATTTCTACTGGGATGAATATGGGCCACTGATACCCACCATAGAAAGCAAAACGCCCCGATTTGGCGATCGAGGCGTTTTCAAACAATTAGATGCTGCACCAAGGGGGACGAGAGACCCCGAGGCCTGAGAAACTTCATCTTAGTCCCCCTTGGTATGGCTGTCAATAACTTTACCCCCTCCAGGGGGCAAGGATGGCTATGCACGTTCCAAAATCGGAAGAGGCTCGCTTCTTCCAGGCAGGGACGGCGCTTAACCGCATTCTGCGGGAGGCGCCTTACCTACCCCGATGCAGCGACGATAAAACGGCGACGCGGGTGAGACCGCGTGAGTACGCGATACGCTACCCGTATATGCAGGTGAATCGCCCGGGCTTTGTGAGCTGGTTGATTTTCGACCTAGACCACACTGACGCTTGGCGCTGGGAGGATGCTGGCTTGCCGGCGCCGAACCTGATCGTGCGCAACCGCAAGAACGGGCACAGCCATCTTTACTATGCCATTACGCCGGTATGCACGACGGCTGCAGCGCGTGGCGGACCAATTGCCTATATGAAGGCGATCTACGAGGCATTCGCCGCCAAGCTGTCAGCAGACCCGGAATACCATTCGGGGCCTGTGGCGAAAACCCCAGGCCATCCATGGTGGCTGACGCACGAGCTGCACAGCACCGTATACGAACTAGGCGATCTAGCTGACTACGTGGATCTGGTAACGACGAGCCCATGGAGCAAAGGCGTCCAGCTGGATGATGTTGCGCATTCCCGCCACTGCACGCTGTTCGAACACCTTCGTCACTATGCCTACTCGATTGTGGGCCGCGAGCGCTCCAGTGGCACCCTCGCCTCTTTCACGCGACTTGTCGATGCGTATGCGCACAGCAAGAACCAATTCCTGCACCTGGGATTCGCCGCGAATCTGGCGCTGTCATCAGTCCGCGCCACTGTGAAATCGGTCGCTAGGTGGACATGGGAGCATTACACCGGCTCTCGTCGCGCAAACCGCGGCGTGATGCAGCTTGACGCCGAGCTGCCGCTGGCCGAGCGCCAAAAGCGCGCTGCGACCCGCACGCACCAAGAGCGCCAATCTGCCACGGAAGCGAAGATCCGCGCCGCATGTCGTTTATTGCAGGCACGTGGCGAGACACTGACTCAAGCAGCTATCGGGCGGGTCGCTGGCCTGGCCAGGCAGACCATAGCCAAATACAAGCATGTCGTTGCCTCCCCTCCCCCACCGACCATCAGTCTGGTGCCGCCTCCCGCCGCAAACCACGATGTTAAGTATGCTGCACATCAGGTAACTGGGGCCTTGTCATTTGTTGAGCCGGGGGCAAAGATCCTACCCTCTTTAGCTGGTATTGCTAGATTGCCGAATATTCATGATGGATGATTTTATGAGGAACCCCAAGAAACCGCCCCGGCTTCGACAGCGCGATAGCGCTGCTTGATTTGCGAAGCAAATTCGACGGGCGACAAACGAAGTGCGTCAGCGGATGTTCCGCCATCACTCCCTTATAAATCAATGACTTACGAGTTATTCAATTTGAATAATCGCCTTCAGTGTGAAGTTTTGCCCATGCGTCCTGGGTTTCATTGTGGCGCGCGGCGTCTTCTTTATGTAGGTAACGTCCGGTGGTTTTGATGTGCGTGTGGCGTGCGTTGCGCTGCACGGTGGGCAGCGGCATCCCGGCGTCAAGCTGGTGCGTGAGCGACGAATGCCGTAACCAGTGCGTGGAAGCTTGCTCGATTCGCCGTGCGAGTTCGGGGTTTCCATCGGCGTTGGCCAGCGCGGCGGCGTGTTTCATGACGAGCTTGATCGCGCGGGCAACCGTGTAGTGGCTGGCGCGGCGCTGTGGTCCGCGAGAGGCAAGCAATAGCGGCAACGCTTCATCATGGTGGGGCAGGGCGGTCAAACCGAGGGCTTGCCGGTAGCTCTGATATTCCGCCAGCAGCTGGTCTGTAACGGGCACCTTGCCCCTCTTCCTCCCCTTCCCGATAACGTGCAGCCACCAGCGGCCATCGCGTTCGCGCGCGATGCTGCGCATGTTCGCCTGCACCAGCTCGTTCAATCGGGCGGCGGAATGGTAGTAGGCCAGGATGATGAAGCGGGCGCGCGCCTTGCGGATCGCTTCGCCTGGACGATCGGACGGCAGCTGCTCGACGGCCGCCAGCAGCAACGGGATGGCGGGGGAGGGCAGGAAGCGCGACACGGCTTCCTCGCCCGACAGCGCCAGGTTGCCCAGCAGCTTTGCCGGGTTGTGCGCCAGGTAGCCCGCCGCGCGCGCCCAGCCGAATAGGCCTTTAAGGATCACCAGCGCTTGCCGTTGCGACGGCTCGGACAGCGGACCGAGGAAGGGGCGCCAGCGCGGATCGGTGCGCGGGTACTTCGCCGCCGCTACCCACTGGTCCGCCGGCGCCGGCTGGTTGATGAAGTTGGCGTAGGCCAGCAGGTGTTCATAGTAGACCGTGCGCAGCTGCAGGCCGTGGCTACCGCACCAGAGCAGGAAGCGGTGGGCTTCCTTGTCGGCGGCGCGGATGGTGCGGGGCGAGAGGTTGGGGCGTTGCAGCCATAGCCGCACCAGGCGCGCGTCTGTGTCGGCATGCGTGAGCGTACCAGGGGGCAGGGGAGGGCTGGCCAGCGTGGCGGCCGGCTGGAAGCGCGCCGGCGGGCGCGACTGATCGTTGTCCATTGGACGTCCAGGCTATTGCAGGCGGGCCGGCGCCTCTTGGAAACTGGCGATACTGGCAAGCGCTGCGGCCTTTTTCTCGGCGGTGATCTGCTCGGCCACCGGATCGGCGGCGCCGCCCAGTTCGCGGTGCATGCGGTACCACGCCGAGATCAAGCTGGCCAGGTTGGCCTCGGCGGTCTGCCGGAAGGCAACCGGGTCGATGCCGGAGGCGGTGCAAATGGCCTCGATGGGCGCCCATTCAAATTCCATATCGCCGCTCTCAAGGTGGCGGCGCAATTTCAGGGCGGAGAAATCGAGGCCAGCGGGGATGCGCAGTTTCGTGGCGGGCATGGCGGCTCCTATGCGCAGTGCGCTATTGCGGGTTGGCAGGGGCTTCTGGAGTGCGGACGTACTCGATGGCTTGCTCCAGGCGCAGCGCATCGCCGTCGCGCTGTTGGCCGTGCGTGATGCGTTCCCACAGGCGAAAGGCGCTCCACAAGGAATCGGCGAGCGTATCCGCATGATCCAGCTTGCCCTCGGCGCGATAGCTGCGCACCAGCCCGGCGACGAATTCAATGTGGCCGAGCATGTCGCCGGTGATCTGATTGTAGGTGAAGGACGGATTGTCGTTGCTCATGATGGCCTGGGGATAGATTGGCAATTGGGTAATTCTACGCCGAAAAAGTTGGCAAATGGTGAATGCGTGAGTACGGTAGTAATCACGCATTCACCTCTGAAAGGAGGTGCTTGCGGTCCCTTCAAATGTTTAATGGTCAACGCCTCTTGATTATTGGAAAATCAATGCCATAAAGTATTGACCAACACTCAACCCCCGAGGCCGGCCATGCAAGTAAACCTGAAGCGTCTTCACGGAAATTTCAACGCGGGCTATGCGCTCGATAAACATACCCTGAGCAGCACTCCCATCGGCCACAACGAACAGGGGCACATGCAATTCGACACCAAGCGCCCGCCCGCCGGCGAGGCGCTTTACCAGCTCAAGTACAACAACAAGGATTTCGGCCAGGTCGAGCCACTGGCCCAGGCCGTGGTGGAGCATATCGTGCCGTTGCTGCCGAAAATTGCGATGGTCGTCCCGATGCCCCCCAGCCGGGCGCGCCCGCAGCAGCCCGTCACGGAACTGGCGCGCGCGATTGCGCGCAAACTGAACGTGAAGATGTTCGAACTGCTGCGCAAGGCCCCGAACGGGCCGTCGCTGAAGGATTTGCCGACACGCGCGGAGAAGGTGGCCGCGTTGCAAGGCATGATCACGCTCAATCCCGGCATTACCAATGAGGGCCGCTGGACCGCCCTGCTGGTCGATGACCTGTTCGACAGCGGCGCCACCGTCGATGCCGCGTGCCACGTGCTGCGCACCTATGAGAAAATAGGCGATATATACGTTGCTACGATCACTTGGAAATAATGAAATGACGACCGTTTTTGTCGCGGGCTCCATCACCATCAAGCACCTCGATCTGTTGGTCCAGCAAAAGCTGGTCAACATGATGGAACTCGGCCATCACATCATCGTCGGCGATGCCGACGGCGCTGACTCGGCCATCCAGCAGTTTTTGTATGAGGGTGGCGCCGAGAACGTGACGATCTTCTGCACCGGCGACAAGCCGCGCAACAACCTGGGCAACTGGCCCATCAATGGCATCACGACATACCATCCAAAGGGCACGCGCGCCTACTTCACGGCCAAGGACGTGGCGATGGCGGAAGCGGCCGATGTCGGCCTGATGATCTGGGATGCCAAGAGTACCGGCACCTTGACCAATGTCATCGAGCTGCTGACCCGCAGGAAGAACGCGATGGTGTTCATCAACAAGGATAAGGCGTTGCAGAAGGTCGTCACCGTGGATGATCTTGGAGCGCTGGTGGCGCGCATGGCCGAGACCTCGCGCTTGAAAGCTGACACGAAAATGGGGCTGTTCGACCGCATCGCATCGCTGCGCTCACGGAAGCAGCAGATGGCCATTCTAGAGCGCAAGGCGGGCTCAGCATCGACGCCCGATGACACTGCCCAGACACTTCCCACGCATGACCTCGACACGCCAGCCGAGGCGCACTGAATCGTTCGGTCGCCTGGCTTTATCCCACGTAATCTCATCTCCACGAAAGTCTATGTCCATTTTCCAAAGCATTTTGCAAAGCCACCAAGAAGAGCAGCAAGCGGCGTCACATGCCGCCCAACGTGCCGCCGAGGAGCGGAAACGTGCCCAAGCCGAGTTCGTCATCCAGTTTGATGCGATGGTGAAGAGCATCATTAATCCCGCTTTTCACAAGTTCGCTAGCGCGGTGGCGGAGTTCGGCCACGAAGCCCAAGTATATGAAGACGACACATCGACGGACCGGATTGTTTACATCACATTTCTCCCGCATACCGTGCCGACGTCAAGGCCCCTGGATTTCAAGGTTGTTAGCGATGAAATGCGCCGGTGCCTTACCATCACTAGCAGCACAAAAAGCCATACAAACTACCCCATGGCCAGCGCCATCAGTCTGCAAGATCTGACGGAAGCGAAGCTGGAGAACTTCCTGGGGCAATGGCTCAAACAGCTCTTGGGCATGAAGTAGTCGATTGGCTCGCAGGCGCGCCGCACCTTCATTGACCTGGCGCGCTAATTTCCAAGTTTTTTTCAGTACGGACTGAAAATGGCCCTCCATTCACCACTGGAGTCACCATGAAAAAGTCCCTCTTGATACTCGGTATCACCAACGTGCTGCTGTCGTTGTCCGCCTGCAGCGACCCGCACCCGCCGCCGGCGGCAACAGCGCCGGCCACCATCGTTACCTCTGCCACGCCCGCCACAGCGGCGCCGATCATCATCAACAACACGCCGGCGCATGGTTCCGGTCTGTCGGATATGCTGGTCGGCGGCGCCATGGGTTATATGCTGGCCAGCTCGGCCAACAGCACCGCGCCGCGCGCCGCGCCCGACAGCGGGCACACCACCGTCAACAAGACCGTCATCAACAAGACCGTCGTGGTGCAGCAGCTGGCCGCGCCACCCAGTCCGGGCGCGAAGGCGCCGCCGACTGCGCCACCACCGGCGCCCGCCATGGCCAGCGTAGCGCACCCCGTCAAACCGGACTACACGATAAAGACGGCGTATGCGGCGCCGGTGGCCAGCCCGGCCTATCGTGCGGCCGCATCGCCGGTGCGCATCGCCTCCACCTATAGCGCGCCGGCGCGCAGTTACGCGGCGCCGCCGTCCTACTCGTCGTTCTCGTCCGCGCGGCGCTGATCGTCCACCCAGCCTGGCGCAACCGCGCGCCAGGCTGCCTCGCCTAAATTCCAAGTTTTACTTCAACCGCCAGCACAATCCGGGCTTCTCTATTCTTTGGAGGTTCCCGTGCACGCCTGCTCAACCTACCCCGGCATCGCTGCCGGTATCGCGCGCCGCGCTGAGGCCGCGATCCGCAACCGACACAAGGATCTTTTTTTATTCCGTAAGCATTTGACGGCCCCGGTTCGCCTGCCCACCAGCTATTGGCTCACGCCGAGTATGAGCGATGCCACCCAACAGCGCCCATCCGCGCCTGCCACGCTCGACGCATCCAGGGCGCCGGTGGTACGCGTGGAGATCGCACCGCATCCGCATGACAGCAATCTGGAGGTGGCGAATCTGCCTGGCGCGCGCGTAGTGGTGCCGCGCGGCTTCCTGCGGCAGGATGATCTGGCCGTGTTCCTCGCCGCCGGCACCGAGCTGCCGGAATGGCTGCTGCGTGCGCTGGGCCGCTGGGATCCGCTGAGCGGCTATGGCACGCTGCGCGGCCCGGAGCACAACCGCGTGCGCATCGAGCGCGTGCGCGGCGTCGTCTCCCACGGCCTGCTGCTTAAGGGGGCGCTATTGCGCGGGGGGCTGGATGGAGAGCCATGCTTTGTGGTGCGCAGCGAGCGGGAAGGATTCGCTTTATCGAAGGAGTTCCGCGAGGGCGATTACACCGCCGGCTGGCTGGGCATCCCGTACCAGGAGAACCGCGTCGACCTCATTTCCAAGTTTTTCGCCATGCTCTTGCACACTAGCGACTTCTGATCCTACGGACCCGCTCATGCACCATTTCATCACCGAACAAGCGCGCGCGTGGTTGCGCGAAGCCCACCACCAGCCGAATACCATGGCGATGGTGGACCAGATCCATGGCAAGACCTATTTGACCTACGACCACGTGACGCTGGAGCACCAGTCCGGCTGTCTGCGGGTGGTCTTCTGGTGGGGCGGCACGGTTGTCTCGTACGCGAATATCATCGACGAAAAAACGGGACGCCGCTCCGCCTTGTCCCTCCCAGGTATTCGCGGCCGCATCCAGATATTCGACGTCGGTGACAATCACCAGGCGCCGCCGCTGCGCACGTGTCAATTTGCGGCGGAAGAGATACCACGCCCACCCACCTGGCGCGAGCGCGTGCAGGCGTCCCTGCTGCCGCATGCCGCGTATGCAGCCTGCGGTTACGCACTGGTGGCCGCAGTGGTCGGCAGGTTTCCGCCTGTCAGCGGTGCACTGGCGGTGTTTTCGTTGTTCGCCTTGGCGGCGTCCCTCCTGGGCAAGGTAAGCGCGCCATGATCGACCTGGCCATCATCGTGCACGAGATCGCCGTCGATGGCTTGCCGGCCTGGGATCGCAACTTCAACCTGGCACGGCACCTGCGCGGCCGCGTGGCCTTCCTGTTCAAGGACGCGATCTATGCGGGCGAGCCGCTGGCTGCCGAGCGCTATCCCGAGATCTACCCGCCCGGCAGCTTGGCGGCGGCATGGCGCGCCACCGGCGCCGGCGCGCCAACTGAACTTTTCTGGGGCGTGACGCACTGGATCGCGTTGGCGATGCCGCCCGCCGTTCTGGCGAAACTGCGCCCTAAACCGCTGCTTCATCCTGGCCGCCTCGCCAACCTGCCGGCACAGGCCATGCCGCGTAATGGCGTGCTAATGGTGGCGCACTGATGGTCTGGTTGCGTCAGGCGCGCGTCCGTCTTGCGCAATGGGCGCAGGCAATTATTTTCGTTGTTCACTTAACCATTGGAGTATTTCGCATGATCGATATCAACAGTATCAAAAAAGAAGCCCAGGCAACCATCGCCAAGGAGCAGGCAGAGAAAGCGAAGACCGCCCTGGTGGCGGCGCTGCGCAAGCGCGCGGCTGCGGCGCAAGTGGTGCGCAACATCGACGCGGAAATCGCAGATCTGGAAGCGAGCATCGCCGATGGCTCGTTTAACTGACTGCAGGCCAGTCCTCCAGTCCGAGCCGCTGCCGGTCATCTTCACCGGCTTCTACTCGAACACGCACGAACTGGGCCGCTGGGGGTGGCGCCTGGCCCTTGATGAAGGCTTCCGCCGGGATGATCCATTTCACCGAGCGCGCAACGCGCTCCTGCACCACGACAAGCTGGGAGTGACGCTGGTGGGCGACCTGTACGGCGAGGACGATCTGCTGCGTGGGCGGCGTGAATACCATCATCCGTATGGCGGCTCCGGCTATCGTGAGAACGAAGAAAGCTTCCACCGCCGCCGGTATGAAGACGGGCCGCGCATCGAGATCCGCTCGGCCGGCAAGGTAGGGCAGATGCCGATCATGATGGCGCCAAGTGGATTGAACGCGCTGAGCTGGCGCAGCACGGAAAGCACACATACCGACATCGCCCATCCGCGCGAGCTGCACGAGCTGCCCTTGTTCGCCCAGCTGTATCCGGATACCCAAGAGCTGATTGTGGAACCGCAGAGCGTGCAGGCCTTGCTGGACCAGATCCTTGCCCAGCAGGGGCCGATGCGCAAGGAGATCCGTGCACGCGATGCCCGCCGCGATCGCGCGTCCGGTGCCAAGGAGGCGCGCCAGGTGCACGCGCAAATCGTCTCCCTGGCTGCTGCCTAAGTTTCGCCCTCACGGTGCGGGTGGGCCTTGCCGCCCGCGCGCGCCCCATACACAGATCCCGACGAGAGCAATGAGCTGAGCGCCACCGATCGGGTTCTGCTGCAACACCTGCACCAGCGGCAACGCGGCCACGCCCAACACAGCGCTGAGTAATTTGTCCATCTATTTCTCCATGTAACGGCTGAACCATTTCAGCCGGCTGGCTCGCGCCATGACGGCCAGTGTCGTGTCACGACGGCCGTACACGAAGTATTTTGCATGAGGCGCAATTCGACTTTCCCGCCTGTTTTCCTAAGCGCGAAACCGCCTGGCGCGGCGCATTTCAAGTGGCCCATGCCCCCGGATTTAAAGCCGTGCGCCAGCCGATTTAAAGGCATATTTAAACTAAAAATTGAAATTATTTAAAAAGTCTTTGACTGCTCTCCTTTGCAAGTCATAAAATTACAACTGTAAGTTGATTTTTCTAAACCACACATGGAGCACACATGGACCTGAATACCCTGACCACCCCAGAATTGAAACAATTGCGCAAGGATGTTGAAGTGGCGCTGATCGCCCGCGAGGCGCTTGACAAGAAAGAGGCCATTGCCAAAGTGCACGCGGTCGCGGCGGAGGTGAATATGCCCGTGGCGGAACTGGTGGCCATGCTCGGCGGCAAAGCGAAGAAGGATCGCGCAACGGTGCCCATGAAATATTACAATCCCGCCGACAATTCCCAGCAATGGACCGGGCGCGGCCGGGCTCCAGTGTGGGCGCAGGCGCTCAAGGATAAGGGCTTGCTCGATACCGCCTTGCCAGCCCGCACCAATGAGCAGGAACCCAAGGCATGAGCATGACAATCGGGCGCATCGAGCGCACCGGCCGCATCGCGTTTAGTGATGCAAGCCTTAATGTGTGGGAGGAAGGAATTTCCGCAGCCCGCGCCGTGGGCGGTTATCAGGGCGCAAAGGACTGGGAACGCCAGTTTAAGCGCGACGTGTTCGCGCGCATCATGCAGACGCTTAATCGGCTGGGCTGGACTTGCGTCATTCCGCCAGACAAAATCGAACAATATGGCATGGACTTCGCCAGTAACCGGCGCTATTGCCGTAAGGGCGATCTGCAGGCGGATCTGGAGATCACTGGACGCTGCATTAATTTCAACATGTTCCAGAACGTGAATGCGCCGGACCGTCCAGACCATGACGGACGCTACCAGAGCAACAAGGAGCGGCACATGCCCTATCCGATGCGCTTGGAAATGGAGCGCACGCGCCGCCGGATCCGCACCTATCTGCTCAATGTCTTCACTGGTTATGAGTTCAAGCCTTCCGACCCAGTGCTGGGCTTCAACGGCTTCACGGCGCTTGAATATGCCGCCCACGACCGCCGCACCAGCGGGCATTATGTCGCTGAGCTGGACCGCGCCCGATTCAGCAATGGGAACGAAGGCTTTTCGGCCGATGGCCACCCACTGGAGAATGGCACCCGAGTCTATGCAAGGGACCATTACGGTCGCATCATCTGCGGCGCGGCGTTCTACAGCCTGGGTGGAAACTGGAAAATAATCACCGGCCGCTACGACGTGTCCAACGTCTGGCACACCGATATCTGGGTGCGCTGCCCCGGCGATCCGCGCGTAAAGCGCAATGCCGACCAGCGCCGCAAGCGCCTGGAAGGCGAAATGAGCAAGGCCATTGCGGCGATGAAATTCGAGCGTGCGGCCGTGTTGCGTGACATCCTGTTCCCTGGCAATCCGGACGTGTTCACCATTTTTAATACCGAGCATCAGCTGTATCACCGCCCTGGCTGTCGCGGTTACACGACCGACCTGGCGCAAGCGGGTAAGTTCACGGCGGACGAGGTGCGCGGCTGGGATTGTGCGCCCAACAAGGTCATTCAGCTTGTTGAAGGAGCGCCCGCGCATGGATAAGGACACGGCGCTGCGGCGCATCCGCAAATGCCTGGCGCTGTCGGCATCGAACGAGCCGGAAGAGGCCGCCGCTGCGATGCGCCAAGCGCAGAAGCTCATGGAGCAGTTCAACATCGAACACCCGGAGTTGCAGGCGTCCACCGCATCGCATCAATGGGTCAAAAGCCGCGCCAAGGCACGGCCGCCCCTCTATGAGGTGCACATGGCCAACGTACTGGCCAAGGGCTTTGGTTGCGACCTGATTTTTAGCCAGGAGTGGCTGAGCGCCGATCTGCACGGGGGCTACAATTTCATTGGTGTTGCGCCGGCGCCGGAGATCGCCAGCTACACCTTCACGGTGCTGCGGCGCAAGCTGTTGCAGGCGCGCGCCGATTACACGGCCATCGCCTTGAAGCGCTACCGCAAGAACAAAGTGGCAGCCGCCGATGCGTTTTGCACTGGCTGGGCGGTGTCGGCGTGCGGCAAGGTGCTGCCAGCGGCGCCTGTGCCCGAGCAGGTGCGGGCGATTGCCGCCTATCGCGCACGTGAATTTGGCGCGACCAGCGTCACCAAGGGAAACGACAGGGCGGTTGCCGTCAAGTCGCTTCCAGACCATCACAAGATGCGGGGCTACATCGCTGGCGATAAGGTCACGGTGCAGCCGGGCGTGGGTGGCGCGGCCGCCCCAGCACAGCTCGGCTTCACTGGATTGTAAGCCTGGACGAACCGCGCTGACGTTCCATCGACGCCAGAAATATGCAATGCTACACTGACAATAGAATCCGCTTCGGCGGGTAACCCGGCGCTCGCGCCCCGCATCTGGCCGGTTGCCAGGATAGGATAGCAACCATGGAATCACCCTTCGTTACGCACCGCGACAAGGTACTGGGACACTACAGCACTGCTAAATGGCTCCGCAAGCTCGTGCTGGCCATGTGGAATGGCCATGATTACCCGGTTGGCTTGTCGCCGCTTGCTGGCCTGGATGAGAATCACGCAAAGGCCGCTGCCGATATGATGTTGTCCTACAGTCGGCGCGGCGAGGGGGATCTGGCGTTTATGGCGCTGGCAGAAGAATGCTTGGCCCGGCAAGATGCCGAGTTGGCTGCGGCCGGGCGCGCCAAGGAGCTGGAACGGTGGATGGCGGAGACCGAGAGGTGCGCACGGTCGCTCGGCCTGCCCCGTGGTATCACGGATGATCGCTATAACTGGTTCGAGGAACGCTTCGGTGCGGGAATGGGGCCTGACGCGGCCGCGCATGAGGCCAAGACCGCCAATTTGCAATGACCAATCAGATACGGACGAATTAGGAGAAAGCACTAATGGACCACAAACCAAGCCCGCTACGCCAGCCTGACCCCGAAGCGCAAGCGCGTGCGCGCACGCACATGCTCCTGCGCCGCCAAGTCATCGAGGCGCGTGATGCGATGCTGCCGCAAGTGAGGGCCGAAGGCGTTGCGGCGCTACAGCGGCTCCTTCCGATCGCCCGGAGCGACACGGGGCAGTCATCCGTCGTCGCCCGGTTCCTGCTGAACCTGTACAACGGCGAGCGCTTCCCGTTCGATATGACCGATCTGCGCCGGCTGGACTACGAGGTGTTCGACGATTGCATGGCTGTGTTGAAAATGGATTTCCAGCCCTTGATGGAAGTACACCGCTACTTCGAGAACGGCGGCGCCATTTGGGAAGCGCTGGCCAGCGATTGGGGCTTCACGGATTACGCCGGGAAGACCTGGCGCTAACTGCACGCCATTGACGAAAAAGCCCCGGACAATCCGGGGCTTTTTGCGTTTCAGGGCTTAGCCGCGTGTTTCGGCCAGTTCGCGGCTGACCGTCGCCTTGAGCGCCACCGGCGCGCTCTTCTGGGTCCGGTTCGCCGCGTCCTGGCGCATCGACCGCACCCGTTTCAGCACGCCCGGCATGCTGACCTTGACGGGCGCCTCCGGGTTCTTCGCGTTCCAGTCGTCGCGCCAGTCACGCGCGGCCTGCACCATGCCCGCATCGTTCTGGGCGATGCCCTGCGCCCAGTGCTCGGCGATTTCCGCCTGGCGCATGCGCGTCTGCGCCAGCATGTTGAGCGCTTGCCCCTTGGCATCCTGAATATCGGCCGTGCTGTTGGGCTGGAAGCCGATGATCTTCATGATGCCCTCGGTGGTGCTGGTGTCGTTGACGCGGTAGCCGCGGGCGTCGTTGTAGCTGCCGCTGGCCAGCATGTCGGCGCCCTTGATGACGTTGCGCACGGACGCCGGCGACACATCGAGCGCCGCGCCGGCGATATCGCCACCGAGCAGCTTGCCAGCGCCGGAGAACGCGCGCGCCGCCAAGTCACCAGCCGGGCCTGCCAGCTCGCCCAGATCGCGCGTGTAGCTCTCCTTCTTCTGCAACAGGCCGGTACCGGGAATCAGGTTACCCATGCCGAAGCGGCCGGCCACGTCCACCGGCATGCCTGGCAGGCTCGAAATGCCCTTCAAGGCAAAGTCGGCGCCGCCTTGGCCCAGCACGTTCGTCAGGAAGGCCTGCTTGGCGCGCTTGGTGGCGAAGTTGTAACCCAGGCGTTGCATAATGCCGTCCAGCGCATCCTCCAGATCCTGCTCGAACGGCAGGCCGTCGGCGCCGGACATCAGGAACAGCACGGCCACCATGTACAGCGCGGCGCGGCGACCGGCCGCACGCTCCTTGGAGCCTGGTTCGCCAGCCATGGCCATGCGCGTGAGCAGCTCCAGATAGCCGATCGAATACTGCTTGAACGTCAGCAGCAGCGAACCGATGGTGCCACGCGCCCAGCGCGGCTTGTTGCCTGAGTTGTAGGTGCCCTGCGTTTGCGAAACCGCCTCCTGGGCGAACTTGGCCGGGTTGCCCATGCCCTGCGCGATGGCAGTGCGGTAGGCCGCGATGAAGGTGATGCGGCGGTTGGCCAACTCGGCCATGGCGAACAGCTTGCCCCAGCCCAGCGAGACCTTGGCCATGGCGTTGTTCAGGTGCGCGCGGGTGTTCCCGGCCAGCGTGCCGTCGCCGGTACGCAGCGAGCCCTTGCCCGACGCCTGCGCCTGCAGGTAATGCACCTCCTGTGGCGCCACGATGCCCTCGTCCTCGGCCCACTTGAGCGCCGCGTCCAGATCCGCATCGCCAGTGCTGTCCTTACCGGCCAGTTTCACCGCGTCGGCCAGCGCCTTACCGGCCTTGGCCAAGCCGCCCCACTGGCTCAGGTACGGCAGCGTCATGGTGAAGGGCTGCGTCAGGTTGACCATGGCTGATGCGACCGAACCGCCCAGGAACTGCGCGAACATCAGCCCGCCCAGTTGGTGGCCGCCGCCCTCCGGGTTGCGGATGTGCTCGCGCAGCTGCATGGCCGCGTCCGTCAGTTCCCCCTCCTGCTTGGGGATGGCGGTGACGGCCTCGTCGATCTCGCCCAGGTGGGCGTTGCCGGCGGTCAGGCGGGCATTGCTGTAGATGAAACCGGCCAGCACGCGCCCCGCATCCTCCGAGAAACCGGCGATGCCCTTGCGCTGGATCATGCGCTTCATGGCGCTGCGGTTGTTCTTGGCCAGCTTCAGATACGCCTGGTAGACTTCGGTGCTGGCGGCATCGGCCTGGCTGTCCAGGCCCACCATGGAGCCGAACAGTTCGATCGTCTCGGGCGATACGCCGGCGAACAGTTTATAGGCGTCCTCCGACACCGTGCCCTGTGTCACCAGGGCGCCGGCGTGCGCCTCGCGCATGTCGCGCGCCATCTTCGCGGCCTCGTGCTGCGACTCGAACATGCCGAAATACACCTGTTCTTCGCCGTCCTGCACGTAGACCGTGTACTTGCCGAAGCGCGACAGCGGCGCGTAGCCGCGATCCATCAAGCCTTGTCCCTTGTCGGCCAGGTTCATGATCTGGCTGGCCGTGTCGAGGTGCATGTCGGTCTGCTCCGGATGCAGCTTGGCCAGCGCGATGAAGTGGTCGCGCAGCAGGTTCGCCGCCTGTGCCAGGCTTGGCTCGGCCACGGCCTGCTCTTGCAGGCTCTTGGCGTCCTTGCCGCCCAGTTTCACCATTTCGCTGATGGTAAGATTGGTCAGGCTCTTGTCGAGCGCGGCGCGGAACTCGCGGTACAGCGCGATCTGCGCATCGGAGAGGCTGAACTTGTCGCGCAGCTCGGCATCGCTCCACACCACGCCTCCCTGCAGCTGCGTGGCCGTGTAGCGACTGTTGATGCTCGCATCGTAGATGCCCAATGGGCTGGCCAGCCACGCCTGGTGCTGCTGGTGGTCGATGATGCCCTTGGCCAGCAGGATGCGCGCCTTGTCGGCAGTGCTCATCTGCTCGGCCTGCGCCTCCAGATCGGCCATGCTGATCGGCGCGCCGTTGGCATCGCGCGCCCAGCTCAGCGTGCCCTCGAAGATCGGCGCGGCGATCGCCTTGCTGTCCTCGGCGGTCAACGGCTTCTTGCGGTTCTTGCCGATGATGTCGGCGATGTTCTCCAGCTTGGGCAGCAGCGTGGGGGCCATGTCGGCCGCCACCACCGCATAGCGCGACACGTCGCCCAGGAAGCGCTGCACAGCCTCGTAGACCGGTGCGAAAATCGGGCGGCGCTTGGCCAGGTTGTCCATGGTGCCCAGCGTCTTGTGCCACCAGTTGAGCTTGCCGGAGCTGTTGAACAGATCGCCCAGGCGGTAGCCGGCCGGCAGGCGCAGATCCTCGATGCTGTTGGCCGCGCCCGCCAGGCGCTCGCCCAGGCCGGTGCGGCTGTATGCGGCCGCATCACCCGCCTCGTTGACCAGCGTATGCACGGTCGGGCTATGGGCGAGGAAGTCCGTGCCCCACGTCGCGCCGTTCACGCGCGCGGTCTGGGCGTCAGCCGAAACCACGTCCGTGATCACGCCCGCCTCCACCCACGGCGCGAACGCGTCAACGTCGGCGCCTTCGGGCAGCGCCAGGAAGCGGTGTCCGCCGCTGCCGGTCTCGCGCACCATGCGGCGCAGCACGCCCTTGCCCTTGGCCAAGCCGCGTTTGCTGGTGTCGGTCAGCGCGCCCATCGGCACGTCCACCAGCAGCTGTACGGCGCCGTGAATGTCGGTCAGCACCAGCGCCGCGTGCCCGGCCGGGATTTGCAAAGCCTTGGCCAGCTGCGCCACATAGCCCGGTCCCTTGATGGCCACGCCCAGCAGTTGGTGCTCCAGCTCGGGCGCGCCGGTGAAATCGACGCCGTTCAATTCCGGCGCGGCCACCAGATCATGCGCGCCGGCGGCGTCGATGATGGCGTATTCATTGTGATCGATGACGACGTGCCCGCGCATGCCGGATACGGCAGCGGCGGTGCCGGTGGTCAGGTCGACGTCAGCGTCGGATGGCGTGGCGCGGCCCGACGGGTGGTTATGCAGCAGGTAGTAGCCATCGGCGCCGAAGCGGGCCTTGTCGGCCGCCACTTGCGCGTTCAGGTTGTTCGGCGTGCCCACCGATGCCGGCAGGCGCGAGGTGTAGCCGGCCTCGCCGACGATCTGGTCGCCAGCGGTGTAGAGCACGCGGAAGGTCTCGAAACGGGGATCGCGGTAAACCTGCGCCAGGGCGGCCAGGTCGGCCGGCGTGTGGACTACTTGCCCGACAAGCTCGTTGGGCTGTCCGGCAACGAACCCGGCGAGCAACCGGCTACCGAGTACGGTAGCTGCGCCTCGACCAGCTGGATTGCCTTCGCCGATACGATCAACGCCGAGCCGTCGGGAAAGTGCTTCGACGGCAGCGCGTCCGGTTCGCAGTTGGGCGTCGGTACTGCCTGGGCGGGTGTCGGTGTGTTCATAGGCGTCATTATAACCGGACGGTCCGGGCTCATGCAGCGTGCGCGGGGCGCTGCCCTGCCCTTGCGCCGCGGCGTGCTCGGCCCAGGTATCGACCAAGATGGCGCGCACCGCTTCCACGTCGCGCACCAGGTTGGCGGCGTCCCAGCGCGACCCGCGCAGCGCGCCGATCAGCTTGGCCGCCACTTCCATGAATTTATAGGCCACCTGGCGGAACAGGGAACGGTCGGCCTTGGCCAGGTCGGACCAGAACACCGGTTCGAGCCACATGGCGCCGTTGATGTCGGCGATCACCTCGGCCTCGGCCTGCTCCATGGGCACGTCCTGCAAGCCGGCGGCGACGTACTCGCGCAGCTGGCGATCGGCCACCACGCCATCCTTCAGGTGGGCGCGGATGCGCTCGCGCAGCTTGGCCCCGAGTGCCGGGTTCGATTGCTCCAGGGCGTGCAGCGTCTCGTGGCCGGCGATGGCCAGCACGGGATTGTGCAGGCTTTCCGCCAGGTAGGCGGTGCCGCGATAGGCCACACCCTCGAAGTCGCCATTGGCGGAGACGAAATTGACGTCGATGCCCAGCGCCTTGCCGGCCTGGCGCGCCAGCGCGAAGCCGGCATTGGGCGCCGTGCGCAGCGCGCGCACCGGCGCCATGCCTTCCTTGGCCAGCACGCGGTTCAGCTGTTCGGTGGTCTTCTTCGCTGCCAGCAGCTCGGCGCCGGTCAGCACCAGGGGCGCCGCGGTGCCCGCGTCATGTCCGGCAGGAACGGGCGGCAGGAAGGCGCGCGCCTCATCGCGGAAGTATTCGGCGTCGCGGCTGTACAGCACGCCCGCCAGCGGCGTGCTTACACGTTGTAAGAGCCGGTCTGCAACGTGATCCAGTACGTCTCGCCCGCCGTCGCGTCCTTCTTCGCGTAAAACGGCTGCGACAAGTGCCGCTCTCTTAAGATCAGACACCCCAATCGGAGGCGTATACGCTCCTCGGTGGGATGGAAAGAGTGCGTCATAAGCCCGGCGAAGCGATCCTGCAGCAGCTGCAAAATCCGCGTCTGTGAAAGGTACTGCATCCACTCGTGCGAGCTGCCCTTCTGCTTCATCAGGGCCAGCAGCGCCTCGTCCGGCAGTGCTTCGATCTCCTCCTGATCCCAGTCCATCCGCATCAGCTTGTTCTCCTGCAGCGGATTGGTCAGCCAATAGTGCGCCGGAAGATGCCCGAACGGGTGCGGCGTCGCGTTCAAAGCGGGCACGGGAGAAGTTGTAATGGACATCGGCGATCTCAGGGAAGACATGCAGGATGTTAGTGTAGGACGAAAGCAGCAGCTCGCGCAAGTTGTGCGCGTCGTCACCGGTGCGCCAGGCGACCGGGCGCACCGGCACGCCGGTGGCCGTTTGGATCGCTTCCACCTGGCGCGCGTGCGGCGCCAGGTGGGCGGTGGTGCCGTGGCGCAGCGCCGACGAGATCATCTGCTCGGTGCGGCGGTACAGCGCCTTGTCGGACAGCCCTTGCGGGTCGCCGATGAATACCTGCTTCGTGTTGTGCGCGAAAGTGGCCACCGCCTGGTAGACCTGGGCGCCCAGCTTGCCCTCCTTCCAGTTGGAGATATCGAGCCAGACTTCCTTGTTCTTGTTGTTTTTGTACACCCAGGCCAGCTCGCCGTCGGGAGACGTAATCTGCCAGACGCGGTCCACCGGCGTGGCGGCGTCCTCTTCCTCACCCTGGCTGTAGAACTCGTCCACGGTCATGCTCGGCCCCACTTCGGCCAGCACACCGGCCAGCGTCTTGGCTTCGCTACCAGGCAGGCGGAATGCGTCGTCATCGCTGGCCAGCTGCGAGAAGATATTGACCAGCTGATCGTCCGTGTCGATGCGCGCACGGCTGAATTGCGCCTCCGCCGGCGCCTGGCGCATGTAGCTGCCGTCCGCGCGGCGCAGCGGGTTGCTGCGCGCGACAATGGCGCGGGCGGGCGTGGAGGGGCCGCTCGACAGTTCGCGGATCACGGTTTCCAGACGCGCGTGCTTGGCATCCAGCTCGCCCTGCTGGGCGAACGGGCCACCCTGGCGCGCGCGCAGATCCGGCAGCGAAGCCTCGGCGGCGGCCAGGCGGCGCGTAAAGTTGCCGATCGCCGAGGTCAGTCCGGATGGGTTGAGCGTCTTTTCCAGATCCTCCACGGCCGTGCGCATGGCCGACGTGGTGTACTCCGGGTTTTCGCGCCAATTGGTGTCACCGGTGGCCAGCGTGGAGCCATCCCAGCGCAGCACCGCCAGCGAGGTCCAGTAGCCGGCATTGCTGTCGTGCTCCATGGTCGCCTGCAGCGGCAAGCCGCGGAACTGGCCGATATCGACCGTTTTCGCCGCGTTCTCGCCCAGTTCGCCCGATACCTCGGCGGCAATCTCGGCGATGGCGCGCGCGGCGTCGGTGCGCGCGCCGAGATCCTGCCCGTTCACCGTCATGTGGAACGGCTGCTGGTCACCCAGGGCCGCACCCACGGCCGCCATGGCGCCATCGAGCGAGGCCAGGCGGCGGCCGTTGACCTTGACCGATACCTTGGCCTTGTCGTCGCCACCCTGCTGGGCGGTGACGGCTTCCATCACGGCGCGGCGCGCGGCGGCGCCGTCGTTGAAGTGCTCGCCCTCCACGCTCACGCTGCGCGCCGACACGGCCTGCTCCTGGGCCGACAGGCCCGCGTGCACGTCGGCCAGGTCGGATTCAGCCATCTTGATGCGCGCCGGCAGTTTGGCGACGCTGCTTTCGGCGTCCTCGATCTGGCTGGTGATGCCCCACTGTTTGCGGGCGTGCTGACGCTTGAGCAGCTCCAGCTTGTCGATTTCCGAGACCAGCTTGACGCGCTCCAGCAGCAGCGGGTCGCCGGAAGCCAGCGCGGCCAGTTCGGCCATGCTGACCGATTCCTCGTCCTCGAAGTCCATCGAGAACGCGCCGTCGTACTTGCGGATGGCGTTGATGGTTTTCAGCTTGGACGAGTTCAAGGCCCACATCTTCGCGTCGATGGTGCGCTCGGTCGCGTAGGCCAGGATTTCCAGCTCGAAGGCGTCGATGCCGTACTTGGCCAGCAGCTTGTTGCCCTGGCGGACGCCGCGGCCTTCACGCTGCTCGATGTCGGACGGCTTCCACGTCACGTCGGCGTGGTGGACGGCCACGATGCGCTGCTGCACGTTGGTGCCGGCGCCCATGCGTGGCGTCGAGCCGAGCAACACGCGCACGGTGCCGTCGTTGACGGCATCGAACAGCGCTTGCTTCTGGGCGTCGGTGTTCGCCTCCTGAACGAAGCGGATCTCGGCTGCCGGGATGCCGCGCGCAATCAGATTGTCCTTGATCTGCTGGTAGGCATTCCAGCCGCCGGCCTGGGCATTGCGCAGTTCCTCCATTTCGTTCGGGTCGAAGCGCTCCAGCTTCTCGCCGGCGGCGCGCATGGCGCCCTCGTTCTGGTCCTTCAAGGCCTGGCGCTGCGCGGCCAGCAGCGCGTCGTACTCTTTGAGCACGGCGTCGTCGCCCTTGGCCTTGGGCACGGAGCGGTCGAGGAAAATGAGCTGCGTACCGCGATCGGCATGCCACTTGTCGTAGATGCGCTTGACGTTGTCAGCGATCACGTCCAGCTTGCCGCCCTCTTCGCGGCTGGTGGAATGCGGGTTGGCCGCGCGCACGTCCAGCGAGACCTTGCGGGCGCGGTCCATCAGGCGCAGGCGCGCCTTGTTGCGCTCGTACGGGTCCACGATGTTCGGCAGGCCGTCGAAGCCTTCCAGCACCTCATCGAGCAAGTTGATCTGCGCCTTGGTTGGCGCCATCACCACCGATTGGCGGTCACCGCCAGCTACGCGCGGGATCGGAAAGGCCTCGCCGCCGTTGTCCTCGGCATAGGCGCGCTTGATATCGTCGTTGTCCACGGAGTCGGTGAACGAGTAGTACAGGTCCATCAGCGAGCGCATGTTCGACCACGTGCGGCCCAGGCGATTGACCTCCTTCAGGCGGCCGGTCTCGGTCGGCTCCCAGCCGGCGTCGGTGCTGACGAACTGGGCGCGCCAGGCGTCGAAGTGCTCCAGGCCCAGCTCCTTGAGTTCGTCGGCGGCCAGGTAGCGCATCATGTTGTACATTTCCACGGCCGAATTGGAGATCGGCGTGCCGGTCAGGAACGTGACGGTGCCGGTTGGCGACTCGCGCAGCACGCGCACCTTGTTGTACAGGTCGAAGGCCTTTTGCGAGCCGGTCTTGTTGCCCATGCCCTTCACGCCGGTCAGGCGCGAGCTGTAGAACAGGTTTTTGAATTCGTGCGCCTCATCCACCGTCAAGTCATCGATGCCCATCTGCTCGAACGTCAGCAGGCGGTCCTTGTTCTTGTCGCCCTTGACCTTCTCCATGCGCGCGGTCAGCTTGTCCACCAGGCGCTCGGCCTCCTTCACGCCGAACGGCTTGCGGAAACCGGCTTGGCCGCTGTCCTCGGCCTCCTCTTCGGCCTCGGCCACGGCCGCGACGGCCGCGTCGAGTTCCTGCTGCAGGAAGCGCTCCTCGGTTTCGGGCGCGATGCCGATGAAGCCGAACGACGAGTGCGGCAGGATCACGATGTCATAGTCGCCGGTGGCGATCTTGGCGAACAGCTGGCGGCGGCGGCTCTTTTCAAAGTCCTTCTTGCCGGCCGCCAGCACCTTGGCGGCCGGGTATAGGCGGTACACGTCGGAGGTGAACTGCTCCACCATATGATTCGGCACCACCATCGTCGGCTTCTTCGACAGGCCCATGCGGCGCCGTTCCATCGCCCGCGCGATCGCCGTGTAGGTCTTGCCAGCCCCGACCGTATGGTCGACCAGCATGAAACGCTCGCTGATGCCGCGCCAGATCGTGTTCTTCTGGTGGCGGCGCATGGCGATCACGGCGTCCGGCACTTTCCCGGGCAGGAACAGGTGCGAGCCATCGTGCTGGCGCATCACGCGGGTGTTGAACTTCTCGTTGAAGATCTCCACCAGCTGGTTGCGGCGCGCGCCATCCTTGTACACCCAGTCGGAAAACTCGGTGCTGATCGCCTTGGCCTTGAGCAGCGCCAGGGCGGTTTTCTCCTGGTCCACGTGCGCGCCGCCGTCCTTGTCGTAGTACACCACCTTGATCGCGCTGTTGTTGAGCAGCGCGGCGATCAGCTCGACGGAGGTGTAGCCGGGCGAGCCCCACTCTTCCTCGCTGGCGCGGTTGGTCGCAGCGCCGGTGACGCTGTAGCTGTTGGTGACGGCGGAATACGCCACGCGCGCGATGGCGGTGCCGGCGATGTGCTGCACGAAGTCGGCGTACACCGACGGCGGCACCCACGACGAGCCCAGCAAGGCGGTCACATTTTCGGCGCCCCACGGCTCGGGCTGCACTTCTTCCAGGGCGTTGATGTTCTGCACCAGGCGTGCGGCGCGCGCGGCGTTGAGCTTGCGCTTGACCTGTCCGGACAGGTAGCTGTTGCGGGTCTCCCACAGGCCCGACTCAGGATCCTTGAACAGCAGCGGCTTGTCGGCCGCCGCCAGTTCCGCCTCGACGGCGGCCACGTCCTTGCCCAGCAGGGCGGCAATGCGCTCCAGATCCACGCGGCCGGCTTCGGCCATGTTGATGGCCACCGCGTCGGCCAGGGAGTCGGCCGTGGTTGGTGCCTCGTACGGCACGATCACGCGTTTCGACAGGATCGGCGCCGGCTCGGCGGCCGCCGGGCGCACCTTCTCGCCGATGCGCGCGGCGCGCGCGGCCGTGATCGCTGGACGGTAGCCCGATTCGAGCGCCTGCACCAGCGCGCCGTCCGGCATGTTCGTCACCAGGGACGAGTTGGCCGGTTCGGAGACCAGGCCGTGCTCTTTCACGAATGCCTGGTAGGCCGCCGCCAGACTGGCGCGGTTGGCCTCGATCGCGGCCGTCTTGGCGTCCTCCGCCTCCAGCGACAGCTGCTCCTTGAGCAGATCGCGCAGCGCGACGAGCTGGCGCAGGCGCTCGTAGCGGGTTTTCCCCAGTAGCATGGCCGATGGAATATCCGCCTCGCTGGTGAACACCTTGCGGTCGTACACGTTCAGGTTGGTGGTTTTGCCGTTCTTGACCTGTTTGACCGGCTTGCCGTGCTCGTCCATCTGCGCCTCGATGGTGTACCACTTGCCGTCGCGGTCCATATATAACGCGTCGGACCAGGGCGATTCCGGCGCCAGGATGCGGCGCGTCAGTTCAAAGGCGCCTTCGGGCGTCTCGCGCTCAACGACTTGGTGCAGTACGCCGCCGGCCTCCAGCTTGATCGAGCCGTTTTCGTGGCCGGCCAGGGCGATGCGCAGCGCATCGCTCATGTCCTTGTGGCGCGCGATGGCCGCGCTGATGCCGTCCGGCGTCTGCGTCATGACCGACTGGGGCAGGTGCTTGATGGCGCCGGCCAAGCGTTGCGCCAGGCTGTCCGGATCGTCCAGGCGCACCGTGATGTCGTTTCCATAGGCCATACTGCCCGAGCGCTCCAGCACGCCCATGACCATATGCGGGTGCTTGGCGAAATAGGTGTTCACGCGCATCGTGTCGCCGCCCAGCGGGTCGGCCAGCTCGGTGGTCTGCACCCATTCAGGCACTTGCGCGGCGAGCGCCTGGCGCTCGTCCTCGGCTTGGCGGCTGGTTTCCGGCTTCTGGGCCGCCGCGGCGAATGCCGCCTCCATGGTCGCTTCCTCGGCTGGCGTGAGGCGCTGCAGGAATACCATATCGGTGACCACGGAGGTGCGCGCGTTTTCCTTGAATGCCGTGTCCGGCAGGCGGATGGCGCCCAGCAGGCGCGCCTTCTTGGCCAGTTGCACGCGCGAGGATTTATCCAGCTTGTCCAGCAGGTAGCGCGAGACCACCTGCACCTGCAGGCCGCCCGGCTTCAATGCGTCCAGCGAGGCCAGGAAGAACTGGTTGTGGATCGAATGGCCGTTGATCTCGGGCTTGAACTGGAAGCGCAGCGACTGGTCGCCGAATGGCGGATTGCCGATCGCCAGGTCGAATGCGCCATCGGCCAGCGGCACGCTCTGGAAGCCGCTGTTGAGCACGGTTTCGTTCGGGTACAGCAGCGCGGCGATGCGCGCGGTCAGGTTGTCGTACTCGACGCCGATGAACTTGGTGCGTGCGCCTACGTCTTCCGGCATCAGGCCGATGAAGTTGCCGGCACCCATGGACGACTCCAGCGCCATGCCGCCCTGATAGCCCAGGCGGCGCGCGGCGGCCCACATGCTTTGCACGACAGTTTGCGATGTGTAATGCGAGTCCAGCGTGGAGCGGCGCGCCAGCGCGTACTCTTTCGGGCTCAGCAGCTCGGCCAGGTCGGCGCCGCGCTGGCGCCATGCGTCCTTGAACTGGCCCGTTTCAGGCGACGGGAAGGCGTTGGCCAAGCCGCCCCAGCCCACGTAACGGGCCATGATGGCCTGTTCCTGGGGCGTGGCGTGGCGATTTTCGGCCTCGACCGCGCGCATGGTGCGGATCGCGGACAGGTTGTCGTTGAATTTCTGGACTTCGCCGCCCTGCCCCAGGCGCACGTCGTCGGTGATGTGGAAATTGAAGGCGGGCACCGATGGCGCCGCCGCAGGGGCGATCGCGCTTACGTCGGATTCGGCTCGCGCATCTTGTCCTGGTACGCGTTCTCCATCTCGGCCAGCTCCTGGGCTTCCCAGTCCGTCTCTGGCGCTGGTTCCGCCGTCAGCAGGATATACCGGCTCAAGGCCACTTCTTCCGCTTCGTGCTGCTGATACCCGCTTTGCTGCAGGTTGGCGATCAGCCGATGCGCCGCCACTGCGGCCGCCTCCGTCGCTTCGCTCCACTCGCCCTGCGCTTTCAGCACTTCCGTCTTGTGCGGCAGCCAGGTCTCCCAGTGATGGCGCGCCTTCGCCGCCAGCGTTGCTATGTCCATGATCTTCCTTCTCTTTCGTATTGGGGGTCAGTGTATCGGATTTTTCGCGCGATGCAACATCGGCAACGATGCCGTGCAGCTTGGCGGCCAGCTGGCCAGCGCTCATGGCCGGGTCTTGCCACAGGTTTTGGCCCGTGCGGGATGGGTTGCCCGGCTCGGTGACGCGCGCCACGACGGCCACGCCGCTGGCGGTGATGGGCAGCATCGGGCCGCGGACGGCGCTGCCGCTCACGTCGATATGGATGCCCTTGCCCAGGCTCTCGTTGACCATGGACAGCGTGACCTCGCCCGACACGGCCGGACCTGCCTCATTGACGGAAACAGCCTTGCCGGGCTTGCCGTTGCGCTGGGGGCCAGGGGCATAGCCCTGCGAAGCCAGCACGCCGGCCACGTCTTTCAAGTAACGCTGACCATCGGACAGGAAGGCGGCTTTGACGCCGCCGGCAGGCAGATCGCCACCGCGCTCGACCGGGAATTCGTCGGTGTGCTCGTAACCGTCGATGAATTCCACTCCGTAATCGCCGCGCAGCGTGGCCTCGCCGAGCGCCGCTTTGCCCTTCTTCGGCGATTTCGCGGCGCTCGGTGCAGCCGCAGCTGATGCTGCCGGGCCCGGGTCGGCTTTCGCGACTGCTTGCAAATTGTCGCGCAGGGCAGCGACTTCTTTCTTGTATTCCTTGTTGCCTTCGTTGAACAGTTTGACGATGCGCACAGTGTCGGCTGCCAGATGCGCCAGCGGCGCCAGGTCGGGATGGGTGCGGCGCATGGCCTCTGCCAGGTCGAACAGGGCATTTTCGGCGTGCGCCACCTGCTCCCAGGTCGTGATGCTCCCCAGGCTGGCCAGCACTTGCGCGGCCGTATTGCCGTGCTGGGCGGCCGCCGGGGCGGCGGGCGCTTTTTCCTGCACTGGCGTGGCGGCGCTCTCCAGCGAGCGGGCGGCGATCTCCTTGCCGATCTTGGCCACGCGCGGGCTGTCGGCCAACAGCGTTTTTGCCTCCAGCAGCTCGGCATCGCTCATGTCTTTGACGGTGCGGCGGTTGAGCGCCTGTCGGCGCGGGGCTGGCGCGGGTTCGGCTTGGCTGGCGTCCTGCGGCACGCTGTCCGCTGGAGCATGGGCAGGGCGAGCTGTGTCAGCTTCACGCGGGGTAGCGTCAGCGACGGCGCCGCTCGTCTGGTCAGTGTCCGTCGTCGTGGCCGGGCTGCTCTGTGCTTGGCTCGGCACGGAACTCGCCTTCATATGTGCCGCGCGGACCACGCCGTACTGGGAGCCGACCGGGAAGCGCTTGCGCGTCTGCCCATTCGCCAGCCAGTCTTTGAAGCCGTTAACGTTGGTCTCGATGATAGTGTCGCCACCGCTCCAACCTGGCGCATAGTTGCCATGGTAGGCAGCGCTGGCCGCGTCGAGCGAGTCGAAGCCCAGCATGACCTTGTGCTCATCGAACTTGCGACTGTCCGGATGCACCTGATTGACCACGAATACCTTGTCGCTGTCCGGCTGCGGTCCGATGAACGTGTCGATATGGTCCTTGTCGGCGCCCACCGTGCCGCGGATATAGCCATAGTGGTGCGCCATGGTGTTTTCCCATGGCGTGCCGTCCTTGTCCTCGCCCTTGCGGGTCGATCCGGCTGGATTTTCAATCGACAGGTCCATGCCGTGCAGGCGCACGCGGCCCAGCTTGTAGTTGCTGGCCTCCTTTTGCGCCTGGGTAGGCTCGGGCAATGCGTTGTGCGGCGAAGTGGCAGCCTCGTGGGCCGCCAGGTCCAGAGCGTTTGGGATCGCCTCGGATTCGGGCACGGTGTTCGCAGCTGGCGCGACGATAGGTTCGTTTTCCGGGGCTTTTTCCCGTGAAACCGCATCATTTTCCCGCGAAACTGCATTATTTTGACCATTTTCCGCAACAACGGGCGCATTCTGCTGCCCCAGGGCGGCGATGGCCGCCGTGTAGTGCGCCTTTTGTGCGGTGCTCAGTCGGAAGATTTTCGACGAGCCGGGCTTGTGCAGCACGGTGCCATTGGCCGTTTTCAGGCGCATGCCGGAGGCGATCGCGGCATCGACGGCGGCCGTATTGGTGCCGGCCGGCGCGGGCACCGCCTGCTTGCGCTCGGGGACCGCATCGACCAGCTCATTGGGCAGGCTGGGCACGGGTTCGGCGGCGGCCGCGAACTCGGCGTGGTCCTCGTCGGTCACTTCGGGATTGACGTAGCCACCGCGCTTGAGCGCGGCCTGGAAGGCGGCAGGCTTGTTGGCCACGGCCGGGTCGGCAATGATCTGCTCGCGCAGCGCTGCGCGGTTTGCCTGCGCGCGCTGTTGGCGCTCATGTTCGACAATGGCGTTGGTGGTGGCGATCTGCTCCTGTTCGCGCTGGGCGGCGGCTTCGCGCGCCTGGCGCGCATCCTCGTCCAGCAAGGCCTGGATCTGCGCTTCCTCCTGCGCGCTGCGGGACTTGGCCGCCGCGGCGATGGCTGGAGCGGTCTTGGCGTCGTGCGCCGCCTGCTCCTGGGCCAGCAAGGCCTGGTACTCGGCCTGCTGGTCCTGCGGAATGGCCACGCGCGCAGCGCGCGCCTGTTTGAGTGCGTCGTATTCGGATTTTTCCTCGGCGGTGAGTGGGCGGCCATCCACGGCAGGCACCTTCACCTTGTTGCCGGTGGCATCTAGCGCCGATTGTGCCAGCTGGCCACGGCCGATGGCCACCAGCTGGTCCATGCGCGCGTCGATCTCGCGCAGGGACGGCAGCGCGTCGCCAGCTGCCGGAGCTGCAGGCGCGGGAGTGCCTTGCGGCGCCGTGGCGTTGGCGGTGGCTGCGGCCGCCGTGGCGGCTGCGGCGGCTTGGCCTGCATTGGCGGCCTGCGACAGCGGACCGGAATTGGGCAGGACAACGGGGGATGGCGGTGCTGCGTCGTGGCGCTGGGCGCCGCCCAGGCCTGCGCCCATGACACCGCCCGTCACCAGGCCGGTACCGGCGGCGTTGGCCACGCCTTTCATGCGGTCCTGCTCGCCTTGGGCGATGTTGGTGAAATACTGTTCCTGCGCCGACTGCGGCATTTCTTCCAGCACGCCCTCGCTCAGGAACTCCTTGCCCACGCGCGTGGCCAGCTTGCCGCGCACGCCTGCCGAGTGCGCGCCGGTGGCGATCGAGGTGGCCGAGTCGCCCAACAGTTTGCCGGCGCCCAGGCCGATCGCGGCGGTTCCCACGCCAGCCGCCAGCGAGGGCAGCGCATAATCGCTGTACTCGCGCCCGGCTGCCTGCGCGTCGTCGGCGATCTGACCAGCGCTTTGCGCACCTTCGGTGGCCGCGCCCAGCGCCACCAGCTTACCGCCGGCAGCTTCCACCGCCGCACTGGCGGCTTGCCCGCCTGCCTTGGTGGCCAGCGCCGCCTTGGTGGCCTGCGCTGCGCCGCGTCCGGCGGCCAGCTCGGCGGCGCTTGCCGCCGCCCCTTCTGCCGTTGCCAGCGCCGCCTTGGTGGCCACGCCGCGCGCCACAGCGCCGGTCACGCCCATGCCGGCGAGCATGCCAGGCGCGGACTGCGCCACGCTGCCCAGAATGCTGCGCGGGTTCTGTACCGATGCCACTACGGAGTCGGTAAAGCCGTCGGCGTTCGCCACCTTGTCATCGGACGCCTTCTGGCTGTCGCTCAGGTACTCGCCCAGGATCTCATTGGTGCGTTTCGGATCGTAGCCCAGTGCACGCGCGCCCTTGCCCACCAGCCCGCCGGTGGCCAAGCTGCCCAGACCGACAATCGACGAGCCCACATCAACCACGCCCTGCGCGGCCTTGATGCCCACGTCGCCGACGGTGCGCAGCACACCGGCCTGTTGCGGGGCGGGCTGCGGCGCCTGGTAGCCCAGCTTGGCCTCCAGCGCGGCCTTGTCCATGGTCGGGTAGTACAGCTGGTGCAGTGCATCGACGAAACTTGCGTCATCGAGGCCGGCCAGGTTGGGGAGATTCTTGCGTGCTTCGGCTAAACCAGACATTGCGTTCCTTATATATAGGGGAGGTGTTACAGGCCAACCGCGGCGCGCACGGCGTCCTGGCGATTGCCGGTGGAGGCGATCAGGGCATTGGCGGTGTCGCGCGCGCTCTCCATCTGCTTCTGGTAGGTGGCGGTGGCGGCGGCGTCACCCGACTGCGCCACGGCGGCGTAGACCTTCATGGCGTCCTTGAGCGCCTGCGCGGCGTTCTCGATACCGCGCGCCTTGTCCAGCGTCAGGCTGTTCAACGCCGTATCGCTGGTCAGGCCAAGTGCCTGTGCAACAGGACTGGCTGCGGGTACTGGCGCGGCTTGCACGCCACCGGGCGCCTGCAGGCTGACTGCCGGACGCGCCGGCGCGGCTGCTGGAAGCACCGACGGCGCCGGTTCGGAAGGAGCGGCAACGGGATTGGGCACCCGCTGCACGCCAGGTGCGGGAGCGGGCGCACCGGCACCGCCATTAATATTGGCCGGATCGGCGGCAGCCGGACCGCGCTTGCCGGGGCGCAGCAGGTCGGCCACCTGCTGGTTCAGCACCGCCGAGCGCACCATCATCTGCTTGCCGCCGGGCGAATCGGGCTGCCAGGATCCTTCGGCTTGCGCTTTGTTGAGCGCCTGGCCGATCTGGTCCTGTTCCTTGAGCAGGCTGTTCAGCTGTGCGCGGCTTGCCGCTGGCAGGGCGTCCACGCCGAGAATGTTGGCCTTCTGGTCGACCGTCAACGGCGCGCCCAGTGCTTTTTCCTTGGCGGCAATCTGCCCAAACGGCGTGGTGGCATCGAATTGCTGCTGCTGCAGGCGCAGGTGCTGGGCTTGCAGGGCGCGGCCGGCGGCCGCATCGCGCGCGGCCTGATCACGCGCAGCCTTATTGTCTTCGCGCACACCGGCATAGTGCTCGCGCTGCATGGAGGTCTGGGTGGCGCGGTCCAGGTGGGCCAACTTGGTATTCAAGTCCATCATCTGGTACTGGGCCTTGGTGGCGTCGATCGTCACGCGCGAACCGTCCCCATTGGCCAGCGTGACGAAATGGGTAGGTACGTCTTCGCCGTTGATCTTCGTCGTACCCTGCGTGCCGCTGACCACCTTGGCGCCCTGATTTTTCCCGATGCGATTGAACGCCGCCACGCCGCCCTCGTAGTCGCCGCTGGCGAAGGCCGACAGCGCCTCATGCACGCCCTCGTTACGGGCGTTGGTGATAAACGACATTTGCTGGGCGTAGTCCTGCGGCGTGAGGTCGCTGCGCGCGGCCTTGCGGCGCAGCAGCTCGGCCTGCCGCTCCAGCACGTCGTTGAAGTTGCGGGGCTGCGGCAATCCGGCTGGCCCGCGCAGCTCCTGCACTTTTGCCGCGACTTCCGGGGCCAATTTTGGCGAATTGGGATCCGGCTGCGGTACGCCAGCGGCATCGGTCAGCTTGAAGGGCGCCTTGCCTGCCATGGGATCGGCTGCGGCGGCACTTCCCGGTTCGCCCATCAAGGAAGTGGGAACGGCATTGGCCTTGTCGATTTCGGCTTGCATCTTGCCCTGCTCGACCATTTGCTCGGCCTGCGATTTTTCTGCCTGGCCCGAATCTGCGGCCGCATCAACCTGCCGGGCGGCGAACTGCGCATCGACCGCGGCGGCATCGGCCTTGTCGGCCGCCTTGACGCGATCCTGCTCCTGCCAGTCTTTGCGCTGACGGCCGCGTGTTTCCTCGGCAAAGGCGCCATCCTGCTCGGCGCGCTGCGCGGCCTTCTGACGGCGCTCGTCGTCGCCCAGGCGGCGCTGCTCATCGGTAAATCCTTGGTAGCCTGCTGCGGCTCCGGCTAAACTGAAATTCATGTGCTGTTCCTTTATCAGACTGGGCCGTAGGCGGCGCCCATCGATCCCCAATCCATATTTGCCGGAGCTTGCGGGACGCTTGCCAGCTGCCCGCCCGATCCACCACCGGCGCCAAAGTTCATTTTGCTCAAGCCGTTGACTACGCCGCTAAACAAGGCGCCCGCTCCGGCACCCTCTTGGCCTGCGCGCAGCGCCGCGCTTTGCGCCTGGGCATTGGCGCCGGCCGCCGCGCTGGCGAGGCCGGCGGCGGCACTGGAGGCCATGCCCTTCCCCATCGCCACGGCATCCTGCTTCTTGGCATAAGCCATGTCCTTGACCTGCTGGCGGGCCTTGTTCTGCTCCGTTGCACCAAGCGCGGCGCCCTTTAGCTCCATCGTCGCGGCGGCTGCCTGCGCCGCCGGGCTGGACGGGTCCAGGCCTGGCGTACGGGACAGGCGTTCGCGCGCCAGGCCCAGCTGGGTCGATACCGACGACTGCGCCGCGCTGGCCGCATTCTGGTAGGCTTCCGGGCTGTCGGCGTTCTGAGCATCCTTGATGAACTGGTGTTCCAGCGGACGGTAATACTGTTTGTAATCGTCGTACTGGTCGGTGGCGATCTCGCCCTGATAGGCGTTTTGATCGGCAGCGCGATCGGCGGCGGCCGCGGCGGCTTTCTGCCCTTTGCTGGCGACGACGCCACCGATGACAGCCGAACCGATCACTGCGGTTGCAATGCCTGACATGTTTAGTTCCCTTCGTTGATGCGGCGGGCTTCGGCCACCGATTGCCGGTAATCCACCGTGATTTCCTCGCCGTCCCGACCTCCCATGCAGCCGGAGATCGGTCGCAGCGCGATCAGGTGAATGTTTCCTTGGTCGTCGCCTGCCATGCGCGCATTGGGTTGTTTTGCGTGATTGGTGTAGCGCCCTGCCGGCGTGCGTAGACCGTTGATGCGGGCCGGCGCGATGTGCTCGCCCTGGGCGATATCGGCCGTGGCGAACAGCCCGCGGCCTTCGATGGGTGACGCGCCCACTTTGATCCGACAGCTGATGTCATGCGGCATTTCGCACTGGTCTGCCTCGTTGACCGATTGCGCGTGCACCGTGTCGGCGCTGATACCCAGTTCCGACAGCGCAGCCATGAAATCGTTGCGGTCCGGCTGATGGCGCAGTTCGGCGTGCGCCAGGGCCGCATCGGCATGGGTCAGCCAGCCGTCGCTCTTGCTTAAAAAGTGGGCTTCGAGTTTGCCAATATCGGTTTCGTTGGTGGCGTAGGCGTTGATCCATACCACGTCTTCGTGCACATAGCCGATCTTGCGGCCCGGCTTACCTATGAAGAACATCGGTGCGCGCAGCTCTTGCTGCGTACCGTCATCGAGCAGTACCGTGACACGGCCCTGCAGGAAGATATTGACGTGCTCGAAGTTCTGGATATGGCCGATAGCTAGGATGCCGGCTGGCATCCGCACTTCGCGGAAGTAGATGCCAGGGCCGAAACGGTGATGAACCGGGCATGGCGCTTGTGGGTAGGCCAGCATGGCCTGTTCGGCGTCCCCTACGACGGCCTCGGTGATGGCTGCGCCGGACAGTAGCTCCATCACAGCCGCAGTTGGTAACGTCTGCGATGCGGTGGCATCCACGTCGGATTTGATGATTGTCTGCTGCATAGCCCGCCCTCCTAGTTACGATGCGGCGATTCTATGAGCGGTTGTTCAAATACTTGGAATTTAGCCTGTGTCGCTCTCCCCTGTTACGTCCCCTTTGGGGAATTGCGCCTTGATAGCGGCAACGGCCGCGATGTACCTGTCCATCTTCGAGCTGTCGCCTTGTGACTGCCAGTAGATGGCGTCCGCCAGGTCGGCAACGGGAGGGTATGCGTCACGGCGTAGTTTTGCCACGTCCTCGGTGTGCGTGATTTTCAAATGACCACCTCAAAGTCGGCATCCAGGCACGGGAAGGCGATTACCTTGATCTGGTAGACGCCGGGATAGGTGAAGTCCAGCTCGGCCGTGGTATCGGCGCACAGGTAGGACTTCCCATTGATGACGATCTCGCACGGGACCGGCAGCTGCTGCAGCAGATTTTCCGTCCGACTGGCCGGGTTGACCGGCCGTTGACATGCCTGGCCATCCTTGACGTACTGCGTGTCGCCATCGATCTCGCCGACAAACACGTTGGCACCCTGTAGCTCTATCATTGATTCGGGAACCGCCCCTACAGACAATACTTTCCCTGATTCAGGGTCATATCTGGTAAAACTTTTCATCGCATCACTCCTAAGATTGTCATAGACCAATTGCCAATAGTCCAAGGATCTTCATGCCAATCGTTGCCCGCCAACAGAGCAAATGTATAGGTGCCGGACCCGACGCTCACCACAGCCGAGGCGACGTGCGAGGTGTGGTGATCGGTGATGTTACTGTCGCTCTGGTCAAGCACGATCGAGCCGTTCATCGAAATCTGCATTCGACTATTAGAGCCACTACCCTGCTGCAGCGACTGCCAAGTCAACAGGATATCCACCGACGTTGGTTGAGGATAGGTGACGGTTACGGACGCTCCCGAAACCGGCACACCGACCGCCCCCGGCAAAATATTTGAGGCGCCACCGTATCCGCTCACCGATGCCGGCACCGTGACGGAGTTTTTTCCGATCTTGAGCGTGTCCACCTCGGCATCCCCGATCATGGCCTTTTTGATCTGCGCAATGCCGATGTTCGCCGTGGTGGCAAACAGCTCATTGAGAAAAACGCCCGGCGGATGAACGTAACCGTTCGCATCGGTCCAGTAGTCGGTTTGGACGATGAACGGCACCTTGGCGGGAGGGGCACCGGAGCCTGACGCATCGCCCGGCGCGGCGATCCAGAAACTGTCGGCGCGCACGCCGAACGAATAGGTGGGGCCGTTCGGCGAACTGGATCCCGCGATGCCGAAACCGGCTTGACGGAAGCCGGTGGCGGCCCCGCCGGCGTCGAGCTGCACCAGCCACTTGGCCTCCACCTTGCCACTGCGGTCCACCAGCGCATCGGTGGTCTGCTTGATCGTGGCAGACGAGATCAGATTGCCGTTGCCGTCCTTCATGGCGGCCTGCACCTGCTCGAACTTGCTGGCCGCCGCGCCGGCGGTATTGACCGTGACAGATTGGCCACCCTGGATCAGGCCGGCATTGCCGCCAATCGCCGCCCAGACTGTGGATATCGCGCTCACCAGTGCGTTGTCTTGGCTCAGGCGGACGGTCTTTTCAGTATCGACCAAGCCAGCTGCCGCCGCCGCGCGCGCATCGGAGGCGTCCACCCAGGCGGTGCCGGACCAGCGGCGGGCCTTGTTGTTGTCCGAACTGTCATACCAGACATCGCCAGGTAGTGGGCTGGCCTCTTTGGGCGCGACCGCGGGTTTGGCCGGTGCGCCAGTCGTCGCCGGTACATAGGCGCTGCCGGGAACCGCTGCCACCGGCGACGGCGGCGTGCTGGAAAAGAAGGTCCGATTCTTGGTACCCAGCGCCGCATACACCTGCTGGTCCTGCTGGGCCAGCGCCGTGAAGTTGGTCAGGTTGATGGCGCGGTCATCGGCGATCATAGCGTCCGAATAGGGCAGTTGCGTGTCCGGATCGATGACGGCTGCGTAGAGCGCATTGAGCGCACTGGCGACGGCCGAGCGTGCAGTTGCCTCCAAGGAGAGGCGGTTCACGTAGTCCGCGCGCGATGCCGCCAGTCCGGTTTGCGGGTCGTTGACCGCGGCCTGCAGCAGTTCGGTCATGTCACCTACCGCCTTGCGGAGAGTGGCCTCGATGTTGATCAGCTTCACGTAATCGGCGCGCGAGGCTGCCAGGCCGGTCTGCGGGTCGTTGAATGCCGCTGTCAGCCCTGCCAGCTTGGATGCGTTGGCCGACTTGGAATCCACGCTGACGTTGTTGATGTCCAAAATGGCGGCGCTGGCCAGCGGTAGCGCGCCCGATGCGTCGTACAGGGTTTGCTTGATGGCGCGCGTCTGTTTGATGCTGCCGTCGAACAGCGCCGCCACGTCGGTGACGCCGTTGCCAAGATCGCTATTCTCCTTGTCGAACTCCGCCAGCGCCTTGCTGGCGGCGGCCAGCAGCTTGATTTTGGTTTCCTCCACCTTCCCCAGCGGCGCGTCGAGTAATGCCAGGCGGCGGCCCAGATCCTTGAACAGCTTGGATTCGAGCACTTGCGCTTGCAGGTTGGCGACGATCTGACCGACGTCATCGCGTCGGATGCCGGCGTCCGCGCCAGTGGCGCCACCTTGACCAGCAGCGCCGCCGCCTGCCCGGCCGCTCACCAAGCCAGCTTCCCGTGCAGTGATGAACCGTTCATCGCCGGTACCGGCCTGGCCGTTGCGCACGTGATGGCTATCGACCAGCGCGCGCAACACGTCGCGGGTATTCGGGTCGCTGATGGCATCGAGCGCCGCCAGCGGAATGCCTGGAACGGCTTTTTTTACTTCCATTACATTTTCTCCAATTCTCGCATCGTGGTGGCCAACAGCAGCTTTTTGAAGCGGCCGGTGCCTTCCACGCGGATTTGCCAGTCTTCCTCGGTGTCGCCGTCGGGGAGTCGGAACACGCTTTCGCCGGTGATGGCGGGCTCGACCCAGCGCAGCGTGCCCCCGGCGTAGAAGCGCACTGTCCAGCTGCCACTGCACTTGGCCTTGGCCACGCCGAAGCTCACCGACCTGGCCTGGTTGATCTCACGCGAGGTCCATCCCGCAGTCGCTTCGGCGCCGCCGGCGAACTGCAGCAGGGCGCTGCCGTTGACCAGATAGCACTGGTCCGACAGTGGCGAGGTGAAGGAGCATGCAGCGACGAGGTCGGGCAGCTCGGTCATGGCGCCGCCCGCTTCGTCCAGCGACAGCATGAAGGGGACGAATTTGCGCGCCGACGAGTACACGATCAGGCGCCCGTCCCATAGGGCAAAGCGCATGGTGTCGAGGCCGGTGGCGTACTTGTCCTTCCATACCTGCCGGGTGAAGTAGCGGCCCGAAAAGTCGGCCACTGGCTGTAGCCCGCTGATGGCGATCAAACCGTCGTTGCTGGCGTAGACGACCATGCCGCCGGCCGTGGCCATGGACCACTTGGACACGCCGGCCTGCTCAATGTTGATGTTGGAGGCCGTCATGGTGTCCGGGGTGATGCCAGCAATGGCGAATGGCTTGCCGGTGGTCGTGACCAGGGCGCCCGAGCCGATCGGGATGGCGCCGACGATGTTGTTATCCCCGAATGGCTGTTCGTACTGTGGCGGCCAGGACCAGGGGCGGTAGGCGTCGGAAAAGCACAGCTTATTGCCCTTCCAGGCCATCAAGATGCCGTTGGGCAGCGCGATCAATCCAACCAGCAGAGGATCTGGCGGGTAGCTGTTGAGCGAGACCAGTGTCTCGTTGAGGGAGTCGGCCGGGGTTTTGTCCTGCAGGATGAAGCTGCCCGGATTCTGCCCCAGCACCTGCACCGCGCCGGTATAGAAATAGTCGTCGCCGGCCTGGCTATCGGCGGTGCGGTAAATGCGGATCTCCTTGATCGGTGCGTAGTCCGCCGCGGGGGGATCGAGTTCCACCACCACGTCGGCGTGTAGCGCGCTGTTCAGGGTGAGCGTCGCGGCCGGGCTGGGCGGCCCTTCCTCGCCGTAGGTGTTCACCAATGTATACGCATAAGTGCGCGCGACCAGCGCCACCTCGCTGGCGGTGGGCGCCAGGTCGATGGTGTAGGCGCCGGCGTTGCCGGTCTTGGTGCTGGAGAGGGTCCAGCCGGTCTCGCCTTGCAGATAGGAGTTGGCGGTATACACGTCCAGCAGGACGCTGCCGTCCGTGTTCTTGGCCTTCAGGCGCACCACGGGCACCGCTTGCGTCGGCGTTTCGTCCGGTTTGGGTTCGGACGATTGGCCGGAATCGGGATCCACCGTCGGCGGGGTGTACTTGATCGCCGGGGGCGTGTAGGTCCACTGGGCAAGTGGCGTCAGCACGGTCAGCGCGATCGCCTGTTCCTGGTACTTCGTGCCGTTGTACTCGTAGTGGAAGGTGGCCGTGAGCGTGGCATCGGACAAGGGGCTGAGCGCTGAAATGCTCAGCTTGGGCGCCTTTGTCGGGCGCGGCACGCCCACGCGGTAGCTGGCGGCCGGCGCGCCGCCGCCGGCGCCCATTCCCGATCGGGTGGTCACGCGGAAGTCCGTGGGCGTGGTGTAGTACAGGCGGTCGTATGGATCCACTGCCTGCGGCGAGCGCACCGCGTTCACGTCTTCCGGCCACGAATAGAACGTCAGCCCGTTATCCGTGTAGACACTGGCCGCCGTGTTGGCCAGATTCTTGATGAACAGGTCGCTGCGCGTCGGGCGCAGCTCGCCGTAAGCGAAGTCGCAGTTGGTCGCTTCGGTCGCGTGGGACGGTGGCAGCAGCGCGGCCGGGATGCGCGGAATCAGCCCGTCGAAGCGGTCGAGTATAAGGCCTGCCATTATTCGTTCCCGTTGATGATGCCTTGCAGGCGTTGATAGTTCTCCCTCAAGCCGAGGGCTTTTTCGCGCCAGGCTCGGCAACTGATGGCGTTGTGGGCGTCGGCCGAGGCGACGTCAGCGAGCGAAACGGCGGCGGGTTCTCGGTCAGTGTCGGCGGGAGGTCCGGTAGGCGAACCTTCCCAGGCGGCGTCGTACAGGCGCACGAAGCCAGCATTAACGCCAAACACAAGGGTGTCAGCAGGCGTAACCAGTACCGGGATTTGTTTTTCAATTTCAGCTCCTTGAACATAGACCGTCTGAACGCGGTCGCGGTATTTTGTCTCTGTTTGGACAACAACTTGGATTTCTTTCTGGGCCAGCGCGGTACCCGCGGCCGCCTGGGCTACGAGGTAATCCGTGTGCACCTGCCCGGCGATGCGCTCGCCGCGCAGCTGACCAAACAGGAACAGGCAGGCGCCAGCGGCAGCGAGCACGAGGCAGCGCGCCCACAGCGGCAGCACCGCCGAGAGCAGCATGACGAACCGCGCTTTCATGCCAGCACCCGGATGGCGACATTGAACAGCGCCAGGCGGGCGGCCAGCCCGTTGATGCCGCCGTTGACGCCTCGCGTAACCGCCACTTGATCCCCGCTGTCGGCCAGTTGGTTCAGCCCGTGCGTCGACCAGAACCAGCCGGCGCTGCGGCACGCGCCTTCCGGCGTCGTCAGCCACGCCACAATGCCATCCAGCGGCAGGCCGAAGTAGGCGGCGCATGCGCGGTGATTGGCCGCTCCCGTCACCTGCAGCAGGCCGTGGCCTTTCCAGCGCTGGCCGTCGCCATCGGCTTCCGGCGTATTGCCCAGGCGCGCAGCGAGCTGCCCGGTGTCGTATGCCTGGCCGCTGGCCAGCTCCACGGTGTACGCCAGTGATCCTGATTCATGCCCCACCTGGGCGATGAACGCGGCTTGCCGCACTGGCGTGTTGATGTTGAATTCCGCCATGGTGGCGTTGAGCCATGGCAGGTACTTGGCCGCATGCGGCCGCGAGTATGGCAGCATGCGGATCAGTTGGTCGAGCGTCATGCCTGTCCCTTCACTTGCTTGGCCAGTTCGCGGAAGTCGGCGGCCAACTCGCCGATATCCTTGTTCTTGCGCTTATCCAGCCAGCGTACGATGGCGCCCACTACCCACCATGCCGGCAGGCCCGCGGCCACCATCAGCGGGGCCGCGACGAACAGGAAGGCCTGCGCGGGGTCGGTGCCGTACATCAGCGCGGTTTCGCGGGCGCCGGTGAACAGACTAGGCCAGGCCGAGTGCATCACGCTTACCAGCGCCGGGCCGCAGATCGCGGACGACAGGATCGTGGAGCCGATGCGCACGGCCGCTTCCTTGGGGCTGTTCGGCCACAGGAACATGAAACCCAAGGCGGTGGCGGCGCTGCCGGTGATGACCGGCACGCCGAACAGTTTGATGAGGGCGCCGGTAGCGGCGGTGGTTCCTGCTTCCATGAATGCTCCAAAAAGAAAAACCCGCCGAAGCGGGTCAAGGGGGGATTAGGTGCCAGCCGCTCTGCGGCAGTGGTCTTTGTCGATGTGGTCCAGTAGTCGGCATAGCCGGCAGCCCCAGCGCTTTCCTTTTAATCGGGCGCGATTGGCGCGGCTGCTGATGGTTTCGTCTTCGCTGCCGCCGGTTGCGGCATTGGCGAGCTGGTCATAGGATATTGCCTGGCGCCAGGCGCGATCATGGTTGAAGATGATCGCACGCAGCATCAGGGCGGAAGAAAGCGCCGATGCCGCGACACAGACGGGCCACAACAAAAGCAAAACGGCAAAACGTTTGAGCCAAGTAAATGCGATCAAGCCATACTCCTTACATGCTGCTGCTCCAACTGAGTACAGCGGAAATGTTATATACCGTAACGGTGTGCCCCCCGGTGTCGGACACGGTGCATTGGAGAATGCAAGTGCCACTACCGCCGGAGTTTCTGCCCACGTTCTTTTGCACCGTGCAAGACTGTGAGGTCGTGTTGCTCACGGTTGCTGACATATTGTTGGAATTGACAGCCCACGAGTAGGTGTACGACCCGGTGCCGCCAACTGGTGTTACCGAAGGGAAGCAGGTGACGTAGCCGCCACTACCAGACGTATCCATGTCAGCCGATGCGTTGTTGCCCCACGCTGAGAACGAACTTTTGCCGTAGAAATCGGAAACCGCAATGTAATTCCCTGAGCCAGGGCGGCCGGCAAGGGTACGCATTGTGGCATGGTCGAGCCAGATATTTTGCCCGCCTGAGAAGCCAGCCTCCACCTCGATATCCCACATGCCAATCGCGCCGGATGATGGCAGGCTCACGGCAGACTCCTTGCAATCACTGCTACGTCAGCCATGACCGTGCCGAACTCACTTTGCGCGTCTTCTGCGGTGGCGGCGTTATACACCTTGTATTTGTACATGCGCTGGATGCCAAGGCTCTTGATGGCGTCCCGCAGCGCATTGGCTTGCGACAGCACCAGCTCCGCGCATGTTGGGTAGGATATGCCCGTAGTGTCTGCGAACGCAGTCAGCCACGGCGTCGGATCGGACGTGTAGTCGGACGCCTTGTACTCCAGCGCGGCTTTCTCACGCTCCTCGTATTCCATTTGGAAGCGCGTGTATAGGCTGTAGACCCGCGCAATGTTGGCGTCGATCTGCGCCATGAGCGTCGCCTTTACCTGATCCAGCGACGGTGGCGGCGGCGGTGACGGCGCGACATACACTGGAGTCTGCTGGGCTAACTTGGCTAAAAGCATACTGTCCATCTGCTCAATGACACCCTGATCCTTTGCGATGTTGAGGCACATGGCTTGCAGCGCATCATCCGAAGGGATTGGGACGCCGCCGCCGTCGCCTTGAACATGACGGCTTGCGGTATTGCCCTTGAAGTCCGTTGCGGTGAGGTCAAAATCCACTTTGACCATGACGCCATCTTCCACTTCGGGCGCTACATTGGTGATTTCGTATGTGTTCATTACAGCCCCACCTTTTCCATCAAAATATCAATGAGCTTCGCTTGCTTGTTCACTTGGGCGCGCAGCAGCAGCACCTCCTGCGAGAGCTGAATCGTCGCCACAACCGCCGCCGCGCCGTAGTTGACCGCGAGGTAGCCATCGGCTTGCTGCGACACGGCAAACGGCAGCACTTTTTGCGCGCCCTGAGCGGAAACGCCAACTTGAGTTTGCCCGCCGTCGATGCGGTCATACACGCCATGCTTTACCTGCGCCCACTCTGCGATGAACGTGGGTTGCAGGCTGCGCCAGTTGGTTTTCAGCCGCTCGTCAGAGTAGGCGACGACGTTGCCAGCGGCCGTGAGGTTTCCTGACATATCGAGCTGGAGCCTGTTGGCGGCAGCGGAATAACCGCCGATACGGAACACGTTGTCAGGGTCAAGCCCGATATTGACGGCGTATTGACCTGAGCGAACGAAGGTCATGCCAGCAGCCCCTCCATCATTGGCTAGTGCTTGAAGGCAGTAATCATTCTGCGATCCGGTGTACGTGTTATTGCCCTTGTTCATGCGGAACTGTTGAAAGCCATCCCAAAGCTGGTTGTTACCCAGCAAGGCAATTGTTCCCCATCCAGTCCATGAGTTCCCGCCATTTACATCGAAGTTACCAAAGCGGATTTTCAGGTTGGCGCCGCCATTGGTAGGCGAGTACGGCACGTACATCTGGAGGGAGCCGCCGCCGCCGCTATACGTTTTCATCGTCATGACCGAGCCATAGGCCGGGTAGCCATCTGCCCCTTGGACAAAGCTCGACTGAATACCGAGCGGGTAGGAGGCGGGCAACGTCGCAGCGTTCCAGGCATAGTTAGCCAGCGCCGAAGCCAGCGGCGCAGACCCCGACACGCCAGTCACATTGATAGGCCAGAAATCGCCGAAGTTGGTCCCATCAATCTGCACACCTATAGTGGAAGATTTCCATCCGATGTACACCTTGTTGGTGCCTTGTCCGGTTCCCCCACCTTGCTGAACAGGTGTATAGCCGAGTGAGGCTTGTTTCGTCGCTAGGCCAGCATCAACGTAGGCCGTGCTGGCGGCAGATGTGGTGTTGTTGCCTTGGGCCTTGGTCGCCACCGTCACATTGCCAGCAGCAGTAAGGTCAAGCGCTGCGGCTAAGACAGACAAAGTACCCTGACCTGGAGTACCTGATCCACCAGAGGCACCTATACGAACGTCATAATCGCTACCTGCTGTGGATGAGTGAAAGTCAATGAAAGGAGAACCAGAAACACCCTGGGTTCCTAATTCAAGCGCTCCACCATTCATATTAACAATGCCCGTGAATGTAGGGCTGGCGGTGGGAGCCTTCAACGCGATAGCTGTCTGTTGCGGCGTGCTGACGGGCTTGTTCACGTCACTGGTGTTATCGACGTTGCCCAGCCCGACATCGGCCTTTGCGCCTGACGTGGCGACGGCGGCAAGGCCAAGATTCGTCGCGGCGTTGGCCTTCTGGCCTGCGGTCAAGCCCTGCGTTGCCACGTCCACGCGCAGCCGATTGCCCAGCGAGGTCGCGGTGGTCGTTGCAAAATTCGCGTCGTTGCCCAGCGCGGCGGCAAACTCGTTCAGCGTGTCCAGCGCTGCCGGGGCTGAGCCAAGAATGTCTGCTTTACCCTGCGCGACCGCAGCCGTCACAAATGCCGTGTTTGCGGCCAGCGACGTATTGTTGCCAGCGGCGACGTTCGGCACGTTGACCGTACCGGTGAAGGTAGGACCGGCCAAATCAGCTTTCAGCCCAATGGCAGTGGCCTGCGGGCCGCTCACTGGTTTGTTTGCATCGCTGACGTTGTCCACGTTGCCCAGGCCTACGTCGCCTTTACTTAGCGCGATGTTTGCCGTGCCGTCAAAAGCGATGCCGTTGATGGTGCGCGCAGTTGCGAGTTTGGTGGCCGTGGATGCATTGCCAGTCACGTTGCCGGCAGCGTCGATATTGAGTGCGATGATTTTGGCAAGAACGCCACTGGCGGGAATGCCATTGCCGACCAACACCTGCGTGATCGCGCCGGCCGCGCCCCGGTAGTTCATGTACAACTGACCGCCCGTAAATCCATTCGCCAGCGTCATCTCGTTCGTGTTGTCGACGTTTTTGTAGCCCGTCAGATTGCCCGCGAAGTTCGACGCGGTGGCAGTGCCGGTGAAAGTCGGGCTGGATTTATCAGCTTTCAGCGACGCGATCGCGTCGGCGTAGGCGGTCGTAGCCAGCTGAGTGCTATTGGTTCCCGGTGCGGCAGTTGCCGAGGTGACCGCACCAGCATGGTTGATCACCAACGCACCATTACCCAACGTGACGTTGCCATTTGCCGGATTGACATACATCGGGCGCAGCGTGTTGTACGTACCGTCGGCGTCGTTGTTATTGGTCAGCATCAGGTACAGATTCACGCCATCGTTACGCCAGAAGGAGGCGTAACCGCTTGCATCTGCGGCAGGCTTCATCCGGTAGCCGTTAAAGCTCGTGGATACGAAGCCCGGTGCCGTCGCGGTGCCGGTGAAGGTCGGACTGGCTTTATCAGCTTTCAACGCAATCGCGGTAGCTTGCGGAGCGCTGACGGGTTTGTTCGCATCCGGCGTGTTGTCAACGTTGCCCAGGCCAACGTCCGACTTGGCGCCGGAGGTGGCCACAGCCGCCAGTGCCGGCTTGTTTTTGATGTAACCCTTGTTGGCCGTGTCGGTGACGGTCCAGTCGGCTTGAACCTGCTGCTGGGTAGCTTGTTGCGCGCTCGTGGCGGCCGCATCGGCGGAACTTTGGGCGGCGGTGGCGGAGGACGCGGCAGCGTTCTTGCTTGCCAGGGCATTCGCTTCACTGGTAGATGCTGCCGTCGCCTTGGTCGTCGCCGTCGTGGCACTGGCTGCCGCGTTGGTTTCGGAAGTGACAGCATTGTTTCTGCTGGTCAGGGCCGCCGCGGCGCTGGCAGTCGCGCTGGTTTCCGATGTGGCCGCGTTCGTGGCTTTTGTCGTTGCGGTAGCGGCGCTGGTTGCCGCGCTAGTAGCGCTGGCTGCAGCGTTGGTCTCGGACGTAGCGGCATTGGTGGCCTTGGTCGTTGCCGTGGTGGCACTGGCCGCCGCAGCGGTCGCGCTAGCGGCTGCCGCAGTTGCGCTGGCAGCGGCATTCGTTTCGGACGTAGCTGCGTTTGTTGCCTTGGTCGTCGCTGTCGTTGCGCTTGCCGCAGCATTGGTCTCGGACGTGGCAGCATTCGTCGCCTTGGTCGTCGCGGTGGTTGCGCTGCCGGCGGCAGCGGTCGCGCTGGTGGTAGCATTCGTGGCGCTGGTCGCGGCGGCGGTAGCGGAGCCAGAAGCGGCGGTAGCGGAGCCTGTAGCAGTAGTAGCCGAGGACGCGGCGCTGGTAGCGAATCCAGAAGAAGAGGTTGCCGACGCGGCGGCGCCAGTTGCCGACGCGGCGGCATCAGTGGCGTATTTCTTCGCACTATAGCCCTGCCCCACCACAACTTCGGCAGCGGTCTTCGTCGCCCAGTCCTGCGCGAGAGTCTTGGAGGTTGACGCATTGGTTTCGCTCGTCGCCGCGTTGGTGGCCGAGGTTGCGGCCGCATTTTTGCTTGCCAGCGCGTTGGTCTCGCTGGTAGCGGCATTGGTAGCCGACGTCGCGGCCGCATTCTTACTTGAGAGGGCGTTAATTTCGCTGGTGCCGGCTGCATTCTTGCTGGCCAGCGCGCTCGTGGCGCTGATCGCAGCATTGGTAGCGCTGGTGGACGCGTCGCTGGCGTATTTCTTCGCCCCGTAGCCCTGGCCGGCGACAACTTCCGCTGAGGTCTTGGTTGCCCAATCCTGCGCTGCCGTTTTGGAACTCGCGGCGTTCGCTTCGCTGGTCGCTGCATTACTTTCCGATGTCGCGGCAGCGTCCTTTGAAGCCAGCGCGATCGCTGCCGCAGAGGTGGCAGTGCTTACTTGGGCGTAGGTGGTGGCGAGCGTATCGGCTGCGAACTGGGCCGAATCAGCCGCGGCTGTCGCGCTCTGTGCCGCTTGCGCGGCCTGTTCCTGTGCTTCGATGGATGCTTGTACCGCGCGATCGACGGCGATCTGTCCATCGGTCTTGCCGGGGAAAGGTGGCAAGTTGGCGATTTCCTGCAAGGTACAGTTGCCGTTGGGGACCGTCGCCTGGACCTTGACCGATTTTCCCGTGGACGGGTTGGTGATCTTGATCTCATAGTAGCTCTCGGTCGCACCAAGGGCATTTGGCCACAGGTGCAGAATAGCTTTGCCCTGACTGTCGGCGATTTCCGACACGGTTTTCGGCAGGATATAGCCATCAGCTGAGTCGATGTCGGCGAAGGACAGCTTGGCGCTGATCTGCGCGCCGCTGATTGGCAGGCCATCGGGATCGCTTGCCACGCACGTGAGCTGTACGGTATGTACCAATTAAGACCTCATTGTGTTGAATAGGTGATGCCGTGGCAGGATGGCTGCCGGCGGAGTGGGCGCTTAGCGGGTGGCAAGCGTGGAATTGCTGCGGGCGCCTGTGCGTGGACTGTTGCCCGCTTCGACGCGCACCTGGCCGCCCAGGGCGTTGTCGAACGCCGTGAAATGCATGGCCGCCCGGGTAGGGTCAGCGGTGTATTCGCTGTCTTTGCTATAGGCTCGACCCATGATGAAGTCGAGCAGCACCGGCTCGTAGATATCGTCCAGCGTGATCGTGCCGTTCAGCGCGGCGTCGGCCGGCGCAACGCAATAGACCAGTTCGATAGAGCCCTTGCCGGTGTTCGGGGGGTAGACGTAGTAGTTCTTCAGATCCCGGTCGTTGTGGCAGTAATGCTGTACCTTGTCGTTGGCGGACGCGGTGTGCCAGGTGGGCATCTGGGAGTCGAGAATGGCGCGCTCGACAATGGTGATGACGGCGCCCGACTCGTTGCGCACCACGTCGAGCAGCTGCACGCCGTCGGGCGGGATGGACTGCTTGGTCCCTGCTACCAGGGCGACGTTGATGTTCTTGACCGATGCGTTCGGCTTGCGCAAGACGATGGCGCGCTGGCCGTCGTTGAACCAGTTCAGTAGCTCGCTCAACGTCCAGCGGCGATTGCTCTGGTCCTGCAACATGGTCGCGGCGCGACGTAGAATCGCATCGACGGTAATGGTCGCTGCCATGGGACTCCTTGAATGGAAATGCGCAGGCCGCCGGGGCCTGCGTTACGCGAATCGACGTGGTCGTACGCGGGACTCGCCGCTACCGAACGACATATCCGCCCGGATGCGCGCCTCGGATCGGGTCGCGTTGTACTGCGCCGTGTAGACGGCCGCATCGCGTGGATTGGAAAATGGTTGGCCGGGGATCAGCATCAACCGTCCGACGACACCCAGGCCGATCTGGTAGCCGTAGTCATTGAGCAGAATGTCTGCAATGATCTTGGCGTTCAGCATCGGCTTGGTGGCCACCAGTAGATTGATCGCCTTCGATTCCGTGCTGATGGGCGCGAAGTCGAAGGTGATCAGGTTGTCCGCCGACTGGCGGTAGCTGGTCGGCGTGCCAGGGTGGGCCGTCATCGACGCGCCGCTGTAATCGCCGGTTTTCACGCAAGGCAGCTCGCGGCCCTGGTAGGTTGCTTCCAGCACCAGCGTGAGGTCGGTGCCGTTCGGTAGGTCCAGTTCGTACTCGGCCTGCCCTTGGATAGCATCCATCGCATCAAGCCGCTCCTGCACAATGGGCGCATGGCCGCAGAAGTCGCGGCAAATGCCCAGGATGTGCTGTTCAGCCAGGGGGACCGAGCAACCAGTCACATACGGCAGTACGTACGGATAAAAGGCCGCGATGCTGGCCATGGCTTATTGCGCCTTGGCCGACTTGATAGGCTTGGCGGTGTAGTTGAAGCGCTGCACCTGACGCTCCACGGTCTTGCCGCCCACGTCCTCGTAGCGGGTCATGGTGGCGTTGTCCAGCACTTCGATCGCCTCGACCGGCAGTTCGACGGGCACGCCACGCGGAATATTGAAGCCATGACCGTTGATGGCCAGGAAGACGGCGTGGCTGCCCAGCTCGCCCTCGGCGGCCGCGATGGTCACCTGCATGCGTTCGCCGGACATGTGGCCGTCGTCGCGCACGTGAACCTTGGTCACTTTTGGGGCCACGACTACCGGCGCCTCGTCGTCGATGCTGGTACTGGTGATGTCTTTGTTGGTGGTATCTTTAGCCATGATGATGTTCTCCTGCGCATTCGGCGCAAATGACAACGCCCACCGAAGTGGGCGCTGTGCTGGTTGATTAGTTGGGGTTAGGCGGTGACGGCGAACTCGCCGCGGCACATGAATTGGTCATTCAGGATGACCGCGCCTTGCATGGCCTTCCATGCCACGCGGCCGCGCTGGGCCAGCGGGTCGGAGTCCGATGGCTTCGGATTGACCACCATCGGCGTCAGCGCGTACATGCCTTTCAGCGCCACGATGGCGTAGGCGTTGGCCGCGATGAACAGGGCTGGGTACACGTCCGCAGCGGCGCCGCTGGTCGACGTCATGGTGCCTTTCACGCCGCCGGCATCCGGGAATGGGGTGAAGATGGTGGACGACAGGTAGCGTACGTCTTCGACCTTGCCGATTTCGTTTTCGTACGGCGTCATCGAACCGTAGCGTTCCACCGGCACGAAGCAGCTCTTGCCGGCGGCATCGAGCATGTTGCGCACGTCCGATTCCATGTCCGGGTGGATCAGACCGATATAGGCCTTGCCGACGGCCTCGGTACCGAAAGCCGGGGTGGACTTGACCACCTTGGTGATCTGCTCGGCGTTCTGGCGTTTCAGCGCCTTGACGATCTTGCGCTGACCAGCCAGGCTGATCGGGGTGTTGACGGCCGCGCGGGTGGCGCCGTTACCGTACACCACGTTGGTGCCGGCGCGCAGGATGCCGTAGCGCATGCGCTCGATCATCTGGGCAGCCTGCTCGCCCAGCAGATCGATCGCCTCGTTCAGGACGTTGTCCTCGTGGGTATCCAGCACCACGTCGCTGATGGTGATCATCGAGCCGTACTGGGTCAGAGTGACCGGCACGTCAATGGACGCCATGGTCAGCGAACCCGGGGTGACGCCCTCGGTCAGCGCGGAAGGCGTGGTATCCAGCGCGGTGTACTTACGGAACACCATGGTTTTGGAGTTGTTGGCCGGCAGCTGCTTGGCCTGGCCGAACTTCTCCAGGCACAGGAACGGGATGGCGCGTTTGATCAGTTCTTTTTCTGCGTACGCGGCGGTGCGCGGCGAGATATCGCCGTAATTGGTGTTTGCCATTGAAGTTTCCTAATAAAGAAGAGAGGAACAGCCGGACCGGACGCGCGCGGCCATACCGGCCTGCTGCCGGCCGATGGCCGTGGTTTGAGATCTGTTGATAAGCCAACAGCAACGCTCGCCAGTGGGACCGCACTGGCACGGGTACTGCTGGATTAGTGCTCGTTCCACGAATCCTCGAAGCTGCCGCCGGCGGCCTGCTTGGGCGGCAGGCGCAGGCCGCTGGAGCGCACGCCCTCGGCGGCGTCCATGGCGTGCTGGTCGGCGCCATCATTGGCGCCACCGTCGCCGGCATCGGCCGACTGCTTGAACTTGGTCAGCATGTCGATGATTTCCTGGGCGGAGCCGGAGGCCACCACGCGGTCGATTTCGGCCTGTTCGGCGGGCGCTTGCGCTGCCTTGTAGGACATGAATTCCGGGGAGGCGATCACCTCCTGGAAGTCGGCGTGCGCGGTTTTGATGGCCTTGAAGTGTTCTTGCTGGCCCTGGTTGTTCAGGTGCTCAATGACCGACTGCACGGTTTCCTGTACGCCGGACAGGCCTGCGCCTACGTGTTTCTTGCATACCTGCTCGATGAACTTCTCCAGCAGCACGACGAATTCCGGGCCGAAGTCTTCAGCCAGCGCTTTGGCCGGGTCGGCGGCCTCGGCTTCCTCGTTGTCGCCGCCGCCGCCATCGGCATTTCCGCCAGGCGCGGTAGAGGTCTGTTTTTCGTCCGCGTTGGTGGTCTGGGTTTCAGCCGCGCGCGCGTCCAGCTCCTTCTGCTGCTGTTTGAGCTTGTCTTCCCATTCGCGCAGGCGTTGCTCTTCGGCGGCGGCCTTGTCCGCGCCTGGTGCGGCCGCTTGCGCGTCGGCATCGGTGCCACCCGCGGCATCACCGCCTGCACCGCCAGCGTCGGGAGCATCAGCCTTGTCAGGCGCCAGGCCGAACGCCTCGTCTTCGGTCTGTTCCGGCTTTGTCACATCGTCCGCATTGAACTGCGCCGCGAAGTCGGCATTGTCTTGGTCTTGCTGTTGCTGATTGGTTTTTGCCATGGTGGCTCTCCTGTGGGGTGCCGAAACATCGGCGAAAAAAAACCCGCTGATGGCGGGTTGATGGGGGAATGGATCAGGCTTTCGGGGAGGCGTGATCGCCGGGATCGACAATCGAACGGCGCAAAGCCATGAGCTGCGCCAGGGCGCCCTGCTTGCGTTGCAGGTTCGCCGGATCCACGAATGCCAGGTCGGCCAGCGTGTCCTCGATCAGGGCGTCCAGCAGGCGCACCAGCTGGCGCACCGAGTCGCTACCGCGAAATAGCAGCAGCTCGCTCAACTCTTGGATGATCGCGCCACGGCGCGCTTCGTCGGTCTTCATCGGTCAGCCCTCAATCCGGGCGGTCTCGATGCCGGCGTGCTCGCCCAGCTGCTCGCCCACTTGCGCCCCGACAGTGCCGCCCTGGGGATCCCGGCCCGCCTGATCCTCACCCTGTGGCGGCGCCATGGCCATGTCTTGGCCGCTTGGCGTGCCTTGGTCCGGGGTCTGGTCCACAAAGCCAGCCGATTTGAGGATGGCATCGCCGGCCGGCGCGACTTGCGGCCGCTCGGTGGCAACGCCGCCCGCCTGCATACCGGCGTACGCCGCGTCCACATTGGTTTTGGTGCTGATGGCGCGCAGTCGGGACGTATCGGCTTGGATGCGGGCAATTTCCGCTTGCTCCTTGGCCACTTCCAGCTGCTCGCGCTGCAGGGCAAGTTGCTGCATCTGTTGCTGCAACGCCGCCTGCTGCTTGGCCGCGCCGTCGTCCTGCTCGTCCAACACTTCCTCCTCGGACTTGACCACGCTGACCAGATCGTGCGCCTCGGCGCGTTGGCGCAGCAGCTCCGCGCGCTTGATGTACGGCGCGTCCATCGGGTTGGCGGTGGTGTTGGCGAAGCCGTCCAATTGCTGGGCGCGGATCTCCTTGGCCATCAGGGAGGCGGTGCCGCGTGCCTTGATGTCGAAGTCGCCCTTGCACGAGTCGTCGGGGTTGAACTGCATATTCCAGCGGTACAGCGCTTCGATGAAGGTGCGGGTGACGCCCTCGTCGTAGTTGGTGATCAGATCCTTCATCACGATGGAGGCGTTGGCCATCAGCATCGACATGCCCGACGCGGTGCCCGCAGCGCCGCTGGTGGCGTTCTCGCCCTGCATGTAGCGCGGGATGGCGGTCACGTCGTCGGCGTTCTCCTTGAACATGTTGACGATCGGGAACAGCTCTTCCAGGCCCGTGTTGATGCTGATGACACGGATCGCCGGCGCGCCGGGCTCGTTGCCATTGCGGCGCCAGATCTTGAAGGGATACATTTCGTCGGCCTTCTCGCTCGGCGACAGCAGGTCCATGTTCGCTTCGATTTGCGGCCCGGCGGTGATGGCCGCGTGGTCGAGCACCATGCGCGTGCCCGCGTTGATCATGGTCTGGTCGTCGCGCATGATGGACGGGAAGCCATCGCCGAAGATGGACGTTTCATCCTTGTCGGCGTAGTACAGGTGGTATGGCCACGTCACGCCCTGGACGGGCTGCAGGACGATCTTGATTACTTCCCCCGTGGGCAGCAGCCATACGTTGCTGAAGAAGGTCTCATGCATCCGGTCTTCCGGCACGTTCACGCCGGCCGACGCCAGCAGCTCGCCGTCCACATAGCCCCAGCGCTCCAGCACCTCGTATTGGCCGTCGTCCTTGATGTTGGTCGCGGTGCGGCCGCCAATGTCGCGGATGTCGTTGTCAAACGAACGGTTCTTGCGCAGGCCCTTCGGGTTGGCCAGGATGTGGGCGCGGATGGCATCGCCCTTGAACGATCGGTTGGATGCCAGGTTGCCCAGCTGCGCGCGCGACAGCAGGTGTACTTCAAAGATGTAGCGGCAGTGCTCTAGCTCCGTGGCGGACATGTCCGGGTAGAAGCGCCACAGTGGCACCCAGTCCACGAACGGCACGACATACGACTGGGTCTTGATCACCCATTTTCCGTGCTCGCGCACGTACTTCTGGCGGGTCTTACGCTCCACCAGGGGCGCTTTCAGCACGCCGGTGCCGTACAGGTGGCCGGAATGCAGGACGTGGCGCGCGATGGTCTTGTAGCGGGATTCGGCCAGCTGGTCGTCCATCACCTGCGTCATGCGCTTGGCGGCGTCATCGACCAGTTTCTTGCAGGCGGCCTCGATCTCCTTCTGGTTGGGCGAACGTTGCAGCGCCTCGGAGAGCTGCTTGCTGATTTCGCCCTTGGTTTCCCGGTCCAGCGACGGCGCCGGCGATGGCTCTGCGGTCCAGTTGCGGTCGGAATTGGTCGGGAACAGCAGATCGGCCACGCGCGCATCAACCGTCTTTACCTTGACACGCGTGGCGCGGACGAAGGCCTTGGAGCGGTTTTTGCCGATGGCGGCCAACACTTCGGGCTCATATTCGCCGCGATACTGGCGCAAGTCCTTGAGCCAGCGTTGCTCTGTATCACGGCGCGCTACTTCGGCCTGGCTGAACTCTGACAGCAGAACCGTGCCCAGGGCATCAACCGCGACGTAGGCGCTGTTGTCCTCGCGCGCCATGCCTTCGGCGGCCGCTGCCTCGTATTCGGCCTGCGCTTGATCCTGTGCAGTCATTGCGTTGTCCATAAAAAAAGCCCGCTCGGGGCGGGCCTGGTGATGTGGTGGGGAGGGTCAATACCCGGCGCTGCTAGCGGCCTGGTGTCCTCCTGATGCGCTGCCCCGCTCCTGCTCTTCACGCAGGGCGCGCGGGATGATGTTCTCGGCGAACGTCATGGCGATCGCGTCTGCGCCGTCGGGCGAGCGCACGCCGCGTTTCTTCATGTCGTCCTTCGCCTCGATCAGACGGGCGCCGTTCGATGAGGTCTTGTAGCTGGGCGCCGATGTGTCGGCGATCAGCGCCGCATCATTGGGCAGCCGGTTGGGGGTGTCTTCCAGCCATTCCTTGTAGCGGTACCAGATCTCGGCGCGCTTGTTGGCGTAGCGCTCGGCATCCTCAGCGCGGGAGGCCGAATTGACGCCGATAACCGGCACGTTCAGCTCCTTGAGCCGGTCCACGATGCCGCTGCCGATGCCGATCTTGTCCACGAATATGGCGTCCGGCCGCATCTCGCGCCACATGATGGCCAGCAAGCCGGCCACCTCCATCGGCCCCTTTTTTTCAAGGTAGTCGATGCGGAAGACGGTCCGCCCGTGACGGAAGGCGATCGCGGTTCGGTCCGGCCCGTATTCGGCTGGGTCGCAGCCGATAACGAAGGCGCCGGTGCGCTCGCGGTAGCTGCTGTTCACGGCAGCCATCACCGTGGTGGGGTTGATCAGTGGATCGGCCGTCGATGAGCGGAAGGCCAGGGCCGGCGTGGCCGGGTATTCCTGGTCAAACAGCCATTCGAAGCCCTTGCCGTACAGCGTGACCTTGTTGGCGCGCCAGACCATTTGCGCCATGTCGAGACCGTAGGTCTCCATGTACTTGACGTCGTCCGTCGACAGCTCGAAGTTGTCGGGGATCTCGGCGCGGTACTCGTCCTGCCAGAACCAGGGCACGAAGATGGCGATGTATTCGCCGCGCCCCGCTTCCGCGTCCTGCCACATGGTGTGGAACGGGCCGCCGATACCATTGGCGGTCGATTCGATGATGATCTCGGTACCGGGCGCGTCGGAGATCGCGTTACCCAGGCCCGCCATGTGCAGTACGGCGTTGTCCCAAAACGCAAACTCGGACGCGTGCAGCAGCTGCGCGGTGTTCGAGCGGCCAACGTCCTTCGAGCCCGCCGTGGCCAGCTTGTAGCCGCCATCGAGCTTGTTGAACACCAGCTCCTTGCTGTTGGTCGCGCTGGTGGACGGCGCGAACACGTTGTGCTCGTGATAGCGCTTGACCATCTTGAACAGGTTGTCGGTCGCCTTCTGCTCGTGGGCGACGATAAACGCGTTCTTGCCGGGGTTGATGCTGCTGATGCAGTAATACCGCGCACCGATATAGGTGGAGGCGCCCTGCTGCCGGCCTTTCAGGATGATGACGCGGACCTTGCCGGTGCGCGCGCGCTGTTCCTCGATCCGGGCATGGATATACCGTTGCGCCCGGTTGAACTGCAGCAGCACCTTCTGGCCCTTTTTATCCTGCACGTACATGCAGGTTTCGCAGTGCAGCTCAATATCCTTGGTGAGCGCCTCGATGGTGCTGTCGATGTCCGACTGGTTAATCGCCGCCATGCTTTGCTCTCACGCGGCGGATGACGGCCTCGACGCCGGTGTCTACGTCGTCTTCCTTCTTCTCGTCCAGTCCGAAGGCCTGGCGCTCCATGGCCACCAGATTGCGCAGCGCGTCGGCCAGCGTCTTCATGGTGCTGGCGCGGGAGCCCAGCGAAATGACCTTGTCGAACAGCTCCAGGCGCTTGGACATGCCCTTGTCGTCCGGGTCGTACAGCGCGGCGGCCAGCTGCTCCAGCAGATCGGGGTTGTCGGTCTGCTGCTCCAGTTCCTCCAAGAGCTTGAGGGACAGGGCGCGGCTGCGTTGAATGTCGCGCCGGTGGCTCAGGATGATGGTGGACTGGAGGGCCGCGTTGGCCTCCACAATGTCGCGCTCGCTGGCGGCGGCCTGCGCCGGATCGGCGACGGGGACCACCGATTGCGATACCAGCGACTCGGCTTTCGACCGGATCTTGCCGCCCAGGTCGCGGCTCACACCCAGTCGGGCGAAGCGCTTATCCATGGCCGCGCGTGACACGCCGTGCTCGGCGGCCATCTGGGCCTTGCTCTTGATGCCCGCGCGCCAGTCTTTCTCGATCAGTTCCCAGTCTTTGGGCTGACGTGGGGTTCCGGTGTCTTCGGTTGACATATTGGCTCTCCCTGCATGGGCGTAGCCGGTGGCGGCCGCCATGCCTGCGCCTGACGGCGTATGGGGCGGCCGTCAGCCGGTGCTGCCGGGCAGCGTGTTTTTCAGTTGTTGAAGGACGGACAGCGACAGGTCGCGCGCCGGAGCGGGCAGAGACGGGCCGCTAACCGGTGTGACCGCAGGTGGCGGGCTGGCTGTACGGCGCCCGAGTGGTGCGCCGCACTGGCCGCCGGTGGTGACGTACTCGCGGGCGAACTCGATGTCTTCGAAGTCTTCCGTCAATTGGCTCTCCGCCGCGCGCCAAGGCGCGACCGGATTGCGTGCCTGGTAGCACGTCGGCTGCTCGTCGTCGGTGTCCTGCCACACCTCTTCGATTGATGGCGTTGTAGGCATCGGACTCCGGAAATAAGAAGGCCCCGTACGCATCGCTGCGCCGGGGCCAGTGCCCGAAAGATCGGGCACAACGGTGAATGGTTGATAGCGGCGCTGACTGGGCGCACTTGTGCGAGCGAGCGCATGTCCAGGGCGCCAGGCCCCTCGGCTCATCCGCGCTATCAGGTTTGGCGGCTGGCTGCCCTTCGGCTGACCAGACCATTGAAACGGCCAGTCGCCAAACCTGATAGTGCGGGTGAGTGGTAAGCGGCAGGCCTTCGCGGCCCGTCCAGATTTACCACCTGTGTAAAGTCGTTGATTTCTCAGCCTTTCGCTGGAAAGCGTTTTCGATAGGAAGCTAAATACGCACCCTGCGATTCGGACAGTTGCGTGGCATGGTCCAGCACCACCGGCTTGCCGCCGCCATGACTCACCAGGCGCTCGCCGATCCAGTTCGGCGGGACAAATTTGATGTCTGGGCGGCCCACGCGATGGGCGATCCGCTGCGAATAGCCCACTTCCACGTTTGGGCACACGAAGATCGCATCACGTGGCGCCTCCAAAATCTGCCGCGTAGTGCGCCCGGTGCCCCGTTCCTTTCGATCTGGTGGTGGCGTCCAGCCCATTTTGATCAAGGCTTCACGGATGCCTTGGTCTCCGGTGTCGATGATCCGGCGGCTCAGCAGCTCGATCGGGTTGCCCGGGCTATGAAATTCCAGGTCCGCCGCAATGAATTGCGCGTTGAATGAGGTCTTGTTCTTGTAGCCGAACAGCGAACCGTCGCTCAATTGGGGCTTGGCATGCTGGCTCATAACGTCGGCAAAGGCTGGTGCGCCCTGCCCGTGGCAGTAAGTTTTCTGCATGCTCGTACCTTGAATGGAGCGGGTGAAGGGAATCGAACCCTCGTCGTAAGCTTGGAAGGCTTCTGCTCTACCATTGAGCTACACCCGCGTGGTGGGGTTGTTGGGGTGACCACCGGGGATCGAACCCGAGTCGGCAGCATCACAAGCCGCAGCTTTGCCACTAAGCTATAGCCACACGGCTGGCGGCTGGCTGCTCCCTTGAGTACGGCCCGTGTGGCCCCCTGTCGGTATGCAACCGCCACCCGTGTGGTTATTACTGGCCGCGAGGGCTGGATTCGAACCAGCGACCTCCGAACATAGTCCGGCGCTCTACCAAACTGAGCTACCCAGCGGTGGGGTGATGCCCAGTCCTATCTGGAAAGTGGCATCGGGTTTTGTTGGGGCCCCGTGCTATTTCAAGCCCCGGATTCGCTGCGCCCGCTTCCTTGCTAAGGCGCGCCATTCGCAAGAGACAGTTTTTCAGACTATCGAATTGAGGCGGATTTTACGGGTGTTTGTGCGGGTTTAGCCATGACTAAGTTGCGCGGGTTTTCCCGCACAGCCGCGCAGGCCGCATGGATGCTGGAAAGTTGGGCGCTCGGGCTTGTCATTCGGTATACTTTGCGCACCCCCAGATGTACCCGAAAGACAGTGTATGACCGACCACACCGCACTGGCGCAAGACGGCGCCCTGGGGAGCGCTTGCGCGCTCGAACTTTTGCCTAATTTGAAGCAGCTGATGGCTGATGCGAAGATCGCCTTGCCCATGCGCTGCGAGCCGCACAACAACCGCACGATCATCAGTGCCGATCGTAATATGTATATCTTCGATGAAGGCCACCTTACCAGCGGGCAGGCCGCCTACATTCGCGCGCTGCTGGATGCTGCGCCGGCCCTGCTGGCTCAGGTTGAGCGCCAGGCCGTTCAGCTCGATATCGCCCGGGGCAGCATTGAGACCCTGGAAGCAGCGCTCCAGCAGTCGTCCGAGGTCGTCGCTTCGTTGTCTCCTTTGGCGGCACCGTGCGCAGCGCCGGATGAGCGGGTACCGATTACGCGCATCGATTTGCAAGACGGCTACTGGATCGAGTTTGCGCGCAAGACCAGCGGCGCGAGTGGATGGTTACTGCGCGACAAAGATGGTAGGTTGTTGAGCGCTCTAAGCGAAGATCGGGTCGAGTTGGTTGACTGCGCGTTGAGTGCAGCTCACGCCGCCTCAGACCAATCAAGCACCGTACCTGTCCCGACTAGCGTCGACATGGCCCAGATTATGGCGGTGCTCGGGCTGAACTATTTGAAGGAATACGCGCCTGAGCGGTTGAAGGCGCAGCCGGCAGAATCGCTAGGGGAGCAGGGAACGCCAGCGGCGAAGTGGCGCGCGACTGGTGAGGTTGACCCACATGACGACCGCTACAATTGCGAGCGGGCCGCACTCGCTATGGGAGACCTGACTGACGATGAACTAGCGAACGAGGCCTTCCTGAACTACGACGTTCGTCCGTCGATTGATGACCTACTGTCCGGCAAAGCCAAGATGCCAATCGTCTACATGACGGCTGTAAAGGATCGCATTCGTTGGCTGTCCCGTGCGTTAATTGCCGCAACCGCCCCGTCACCTTTACCCGCTGCCGCCGTTGCGGTGGGCAATGCGGATGCTTTACAGATGCTGGTAGAAGTAAATGACCTGTGCCGAAGCGCGCACGCAATCGCTGAACGTATCGCCACTGAGTACAGCCCTATCGCACTCGGGACAACGTTCGGCTCATTCCAGAAGAAATTGCACGAAAGCCTGGCGCGGCAGCATGCATTCATTCTCGCGCATGGCGGCTATCCGGGTGCTGCCGTTGCCTCAGCACTGGAAGGACTGCAAGCATGAGCGAACACGAACGTGCCCTGCACGAGCAACTGCGCGCGCTGCGCAACGCCTATGAAAAGGACGCTGCGCCGTACATTAAACGACTGGTCGCGCTGCGGGCTGTAGAACCAGCCGCGCAATGGAGTGCAGACCCAGCACCTGCCGACGAGCGCACTGCGTTCGACGTTTGGGCGAGCAGCATGGCTGGGCAGTCGCTGGAGTTTGATGTGTGGCGCCAGTTGGCGTTTGCAGCTGGTGCACAGTGGGCTGCAGGCTGGCAGAAGCAATCCAGTGCGGTGGCGGCTACGGTATGCACGTGCCCTTCCGGCGATGGCTCATTGGGTTGGCCCTGCCCGGCCCGCCCGCCGGTGTCGAAGGGCGAAGACGCGGAGACACAGAAATTCAACGCTACGCGTCTGCGAAATGTGGTCGCACTCGTCGGGCTGGACAGCGCAGTTCCACAGGGCGACACGGAATTGCTGGGCTGCATGGGATCAGTCTTGGGCATGGTTGCCAGTGCGCTGAGAAAGCAGCAGGGCGAAGCCAGCGATGCCCGAGAACCTGCCGCCAACGTAGGGGTTCGCATCGATATGGAAGCTGTGGCCGAAGTCCGGCGCAAACTGGATGGGATGACGGTTTACGGTAAGGATGTCGCCAACGTAGCCGGTCTGTCGTGCCACCACATTGGTGAACCGAAGCCGATGCCTATGTATGCCGCCCTGTCGATTATGAAGCAAGGGCTGGAAGGTGCGCGACAATCTGCTGCGGACGCAGGCAATCAGGACGAAAAACCCTTCGGCTGCCCACCCAACCCGGCGGCGTCGAAGCCCAATGTCCCTGAACACAAAGACGGATACGGCTTTATCTCTCCGGGAACCATGGCGGCGGACATAGTCTTTCGCCCGCAAGCGGACGGGACCGACGTACTGCGGCTGACCAGCTCGGGCTTCATCTACAAGGGCGTGGCCATCGCGGACGCTGGTGAGGCCTATGCCGCCTTGATGAAGGTCTTGGGTGGCTATTTTCCGACTTCCAAACCCGGAGCGCACGCATGAGCAGCCATCAGATCGAAATCAACCTGCGCGCCAAACTGGCCCAGCGCAATCACCCACGATACAGGGCGGCGATGCGCAACAGCATCCTCTTTACGATTCAATTCCTGCGCCGCGCGCGGATTGGCGGTGCCGCATGAGTACCTACAACAACGGCCCCGGCAATGTCCCGCGGCTGCCGAAATGGGTGGTGGACACGCTCATCAACTCCGCCGGCGTGAGCGACTTCCACCCGAACGGTAGCCAGCTCAACAAGTTGCACGCGCTGGCGCACGGCGTTGCCGAGGAACTGCTGGCGCGCTTGCCTGCGGAACAAGCAGCCCCATCGCGCGATGGGCGCCTGGACGACATGGCCGCACTGATCCGCCGGCTAGTCCTCGCACTGCGACGATCTGCGCCAGGCAACGCGCTGTCCGATCAAGCACTGGACTACTTGCACCGTAAAGGGCTGCAGGGTAGTCCACTCCGCCAAGCACGCGGCACTGATGATGATTCGTCAGACGCGGTAGATCTGGCATCCCAGCCCGTATTGCTCCTGCTGGACCAGGCGCTTGATGCATTTGAAGCGGCGGCATGTAAGCAGACCTACGATATGCGCGCAGGCGTTGCGGCGGTGTTGGGACTGGCCGGCCTTCACCCAGTTCGGATGCAGAGCGATATGGAGTCAGCATGAGACCTAGTGTTCGAGCGCCCATCAGTATCAGCACGGCGGTGAGCGTCACCGCCAGCATCACCCTTACGGAAGGCCATCTGCGCGCCCTGAGTGCGATAGCGGGCTATGGCGCCGATGCCTTTCTGCGGGCCTTCTATGTGAAGTTGGGTACGCACTATGTGAAGCCGTTTGAGCGTGATCTGCGTGAATTGTTCGCCATGATCGACGGAACGGTGCCGCCCGCCTTGTCGGGCATACAGGCCGCACGAGACGCACTGGGGGTGAAATGACGATGCCCGCTGGAGTGATGAAGGTGAATCGCCAACTGGCCGAGCTGCTGGGCTGGCAAAACGTGGTCGACGTCGGCGGCATGCTGCTGGGGCGTCCACCGGAGGGAGCGCCGGACAGCCGTGATCAGGCGCCGGTGCCGAACTGGGCTGGCAGCTGGGCCGAGGCTGGCCCGCTGGCGATGCGCCTGGGATTCAGGGTCGTGCCCGAATTGGAGTCGTCCTCGATCTGGATCCAATATGAGCGCTTCTACTACGACGAGCGCGACCCTATCGACCAGACCGCGCCCTTCGCTATCGCGGTGATGGCCTGCCGCCAGCTCAAGCCGGCGCTCGATCCGTGGCGGCTATTTGATCGCGTCCGGGGCTTGCCGCCTCGCAGCCGGTAGATCGGTCGCGCCTACCTTCACTCGAATTCGGGTATGCTGTATGTAAATACAGTATTCATGAGGGTAGCGATGCAGGGCGTAGCACAGCGGCGGTATGAGGACGGCGGCAGGCCGGTTGTAAAGTGGCGGCTCGGCCTGACTGGGCGCACCGGCGTGGAAGGTGAGTTCAGCCTGGCATCCGAATACCTGCCGGCAGCGCGCGATCACGCCATGATGGCCAGGATCCGATCCGCCGCCGGTGATGAGATCCTGCCGCCGCTGTACCAGGGCGCGGTGACGTACTGGAAGGACGATGAGGTCCACGTCTCCGGACTGGAGCATGACGCGGCGTTGAATAAATTTTCGGCCCAGAAGTGGGTGGTGGTGGTCCTGCCTCGTCGTGTTGTTGTCAGGCTCCGATATGATTATGGCCAGCCGCTTGCTAATAGGCGGGCTGATGCGGCTGGATCGGACGGGATAGAAGGCCGGTTCTCCCTGGTTGAAGAGTCTGCCAAGGAATTGAATGATCGCGTCTTGGTTGCGCGTCTGGTGACCGACAGCGGCATTATCGTGCCGCCCCTGCTGCGCGCCAGTGTCCGAATCATCAAAGGTAACCTGCTGAGCGTGACAGGCTTGGAGCACAATGCGGCGCACAACCAGTACACGGCCCAGGCTTGGGCTGGTGAGATTACGGAGGCAATATGTGTGTGAACTATTCGCCAGTCCAGCGGAGTGAGCTGGAACTTTTCCGGGCAGTTCCGACTTTCGATGACGCTTGGCGCGACGATGTGTGGCAGGACTATCCGGCGCCGATCATCGTCGGTGGCCAACTGGGTGAGCGCCAGGTGATGCTGGCGACCTATGGCATGGTCCCGAAGCGCAAGATCCCCGAAGGCGTCAAGAAGTACACGACGATGAACGCACGCGCTGAGACCGTCGGGACGTTGCGCACCTACTCGAAGGCGTGGAAGGCTGCGCAACTCTGCCTAGTGCCTCTTCGGCGCTTCTACGAGCCCAATTGGGAGACCGGCAAGAACATATGGTGGGGAATTGGAATGGCCGACGATGCGCCATTCGCCGTGGCTGGTCTTTGGCGCTCGTGGGATGAGCCGGACGGGACTGTTTCACACTCGTTCACCCAGCTGACCGTCAACGCGGATGACCACCCGCTGATGCAGCATTTCCACCGGCCCGGCGCCGAGAAGCGCTCGCTGGTGATCGTGGCGCCGGCCGACTATGATGACTGGCTGACGTGCAAAGACCCGGAACGCGCCCGGGCCTATCTGAATCTGTATCCTGCGCACCTGATGAAGGGCGAGCCTCGGGCGACTTGATCTCGGCGCGACCTACGCAACCAGTAGCTGGCCCGCCGGCACGATGCTGGCCAGCACGTCCTCGATTGAACAGCCCGCATGGATTGCCATGCCGCGCGCCTCATCCGCCAGCGCCTCCGCTTCCTCGCTCTCATAGGTCCGGCCGTTGATGCGGTAGCCGCCTGGTTGATGCCGCGTGCCCTCGATCAGTTCGATACGCACGCCGGCTTGAATGTCATTTGCCATCTTTTCCGCTCCTGTGTCGTTCGGCGCTCGCCGCCAGCGCCATACGCACGCCTTCGCTCACGTTGTCTGGGTTCAAGCGCAGGGCCTCTTCGATGCTTGCCGCGTCCAGATAGAGCAGCTTGCGCTTGCCGCCATCCAGTTTGCGCGGCGCACCCACCGGATTGGCGGGTACGTCGGTTTTCTTTTTCGTCATGGTTGTTCGTCCAGTGGCCACTGCTTGATGATGCGGTCGCCAACGTACTGTAATACGGGGTCGCCAGTCTCATGGTGGTACATCACACCGTCAAACTCGAAGGCCAGCGTGAAATAGTGAGTGTCCTCGCCTTGACTGTTATCCGACACCCGCATGGCATGCGTCGGATAGTTGGGAATGTTTTTCGCTGCGCAACTCGACAGCACGTCCTTTGGATAACCTTCGGCGTCTAGTGGTGCGGATTCGATGTGATAACTCATGCGTTTGTTTTCCTTTTTCGGTTAGGCAGGCATATGCTGCATTGGGGCAGACGGCTCGCTCACGCCCATCGCGGTCAGTACGAGATTGGCCTGCTCAATGGCGGCGCCAATTTCCTCGCGATATTGCCACAAGAGATCTGCATCGGTTTCGGCAGCGGCACGTTGCTGCAGCAGCGCCAGGTCGCGCATCACCGTCAAGGCGTCCACAGCCGGGTGAAAGGTGTTGACCGCCCGGAGGATGAGCGCAGCGTTTGCACGGTCTTGCGGGTACTCAAGCTCGGCTGACTCGTCCCATACCGCGCTGTTGATCACGGCGACGGTCAGGCCGTGCTTGTCCACGATCACGGTGCTCTCGCCGTGGTCTACTTGGCAGGGCGCCAGGCGCAAGGGCAATTCGGAGTGTGGTGCTTCGGGCTGGGGGGAAGTGCCGGCATTGAGAGCATTGTTCATCTAGGTTCCTTGGTGAGGGGTGCACGACGTGCGCCGATGAACGAATTATATATATACCGAATTATTATGTATATACCTAATTGCCGTATTCTTGTGGAGTTGGCGAAATGACAGGGGTTGCAGTTTTGGGGTGAAATGTAACCTACCCTGTAACCTCGAAAAGTGTAACCACGGGAAGTGCCTCAGACAGGCCCGTTTTTTTGCCATTTCGCCCTGCCCGGCTTTCACGCCATGGCGCCACGCGCAGCATGTAAGCCATTGATTGATATCGCTTATTCCGACATTCCCCGCGCGCGCCGAGCAGCTGCAGGAAGGTTGCAGCGCCGGTTGCGCAGGGCGGTTGCAGCACCGTTTTTCGCCTCAAAATCTGGCCTGAAACCTGCCCAAAACGGGCACCTGTTTTTAATTGCACTGATGATTATGATTTGTGCGCCTCTCTAGCGTGCATGCGGCCTCGCGCGCCGGTGTCCGGCAATTTTCCGCCCGTCCAATCCTGACGCCATGCCGATGCGGTCCTGCGCCTGCGCACCCACCTCCAGATTCACCTCCAGATAGGCCATGGTGGTGTTGGCGTCCTTGTGGCGCAGCATCGCCTTGATGGTCTGCACCGGCACATGCTCCTCCGACAGCAAGGTGGCGAACGTGCCGCGCAGGCGGTGCGGCGTGATCCCCATCAATCCCGTGGTCTTGTTGGCGCGCGCCATGGCCCGCCTGGCGTAGCCCACCGGCAGCTGCTGCCCATGCTTGCGCGGCGCGATCAGCCCGGACTTCCGGCGCAGCGGCCGCAGATAGTCTTTCAGCCAGGTCGGCATGCTCACCGCCACCGCCTCCTTTCCCTTGGTGATGCCCGGCGTATACGTGCCGCGCTCCCAATCGACCCATTCCCAGCGCGCGCCGCCCGCCTCCGATTCGCGCAGGCCCAGCCCGTACATCAGACGCACGGCGGTTGGCACCGACGAGCCGCGCCGCACGCTGCGGTCGATGGCGGCGAACCATGCGACAGTTTTTTTCAGCGGCAGCGTGTGGCGCACCTTTTTCTGCACCGTCAATTGCGGCACCTTCCAGGGCAGCTCGGGGATGATCTTCTGCCGAACGGCCCAGTTCACCAGCAGCTTCATGTAGCGCAGCCAGTGGTTGCCGCTGCTGCGCGAGCGCCCCGCCAGGTGCGCGTTGCGGGCGCGCTCGATGACTTCTGTGCTCAGCTTCGAGATCGGCATGTCACCCAGCCCGTACAGATGGCGGCGCGCCAGCAGATCCATGCTGCTTCGGTGCGAGTCGCTGGCCAGCGGCCCGCGCACCTCCTTCCAGCGCGTGATCAGTTGCAGCACGGTCGGTATCGCCTGCATGCCGTTGGCGCGGGCCTTGGCCTCGGCGTGGGCCTTATTGGCGATCTCCTGTGCGATGCGCTTGTTGGTTTGGCGGGTGGTGCGCTGGGTGCGCACGCCGTCGACGCGGAATCGGTAGTGCCAGATCCGGCCTTCGCGGAACAGCTCAGTGGTCATGGTGGAGTCCCAAAGTAAAGGGCCGCAACAGGTGCGGCCGGAGACGGTCAAGGATGCGGCCCAGCTCAGCGGCCGGGGTGGACTGGACGCGGCTGCGTCGTCGGGGGCGTCGGCGGCGGAGCGAACGCGGTCTCGTGCGATTTCTTGATGCTGGCGGCGAGGCGGTGTGCCTGGTCGGCGAAGCTCTTGACGTGGTCGTAATAGGTGCGGCGGCCGATGCCCAGCTGGTCGGCGGTGCGCTTGACGACTTCGCCGTCGCCGACATAGTAGGCCATGAAAGCGCGCGCCTTGACGGTCCACTTTGGCATGTCGGCCAGCGCATGCACCGCCATGTTGAAGTAGGTCATGTCCGGGTGGTTGCGCGCGTTCGGCTCCGTTCCCGTCTTCGATGCCTGCATGCGGCCCAGCAGGCTGCCGCCCGCCTTTTTCATGTACATGCCGCGTGTCTGGCACCAGCGCACCCACTCGTGGCAATACTCCGCTACCGGATCCCTCTTTTTCATCAGCCGCTCTCCTTGGTCATTTCGCGGCCAGTCTACGGGCGGTTTCCGGAAAACTTGGATTTTCTGCGCGCTACAGCGCCAGGCGCCACGGGAAGGCCGGTGAATAGCCCAGGAACAGCGGCTTGGCGAACAGGTCGCGGATGCGCGGCGGCACGATCGAGCGCGGCGGCTCGGCCTGGTCCAGCTTTTCCAGATGGAACTGCGCCGGCAGCGACAGGCGGTAGAGGATGCCCTCCCGCACCAGGCAGCCACGGCTGACCAAGTCGCAGTACAACTCCACCATCTTGGCATGGTCGATCCCCTCGGGCAGTTTGCTCGAGGCGAATTCGCCATGGACCTCGGCGCCCTGCCAGATGGTCAACGGTCCCTTCAAGAATGCTTTCAGGATCCGTTCGCCGCGTGAGTTTTTCTCTGGAAATTTCATGATATCGCCCTCGTGAAGCCGCGCGCTCGGCGCGGCGCGCCTGTCAATGAATGCGTTCGGCTGAATAGACGTTGCCGTCGCGCATGCGCTTTTTCAGCTCCGCGTCGGCGTTCATCATGTCCATCGGCGTGGCGTGCTCCATTTGCGCATCATGGATCTTGAGCACATTTTCCACCGCCAGCAGGCCGGGACCATCCAGGCGGTAACTGCCGTGACGTTCGCCGCGCATCTTGGCCTTGAACAGGCCTTCCAGCGCCGGCACGATTTCAGGCGTGCATTCTTCGCCCAGTCCGCCCTCGGCCAGCAGCAGCGCCATATTCACGGACGCGGCCACGTTGGACCATGCTTCCTCGGTCGCGGTCCCGCTTTTCAGGTCGCCGAACGCCAACCAGTAGGCGGTGGCCAGGTCGGCGCGGGCCTCCTCCGCGTAAGGCGAGTTGAGCACCACACGATGGCGCGCGCGGTCTTCGATTCGTACCAGCGCCATCAGGCCGCCGCCGGCAGCAGCCGTCTTCGGGCGGTAGGGTTTGTTGCGGGGTTTCTTGGTCTTGCTCATCGTGGTCTTGCTCCTAAAAATTTCTTCATTTCTTCGATGCTTTTCTTGGCCAGCGCCAGGCGCTCGCCGTTCTGTCGCTGGTATTCCGCCGCCACCAGATCCTTGAGCCGCTGCTCGGCATCGGTTCCCTCGGTCTGGCGCGCCTGCTGGTAGGCTGTTGCGCGCGCGTGCCTGGGCATGCCCGCCAGCAGCCGTACCTGGCAGCACTCTCGCCGCGCCTGGAAGCGGGGCGAGAGTTCCAGGCACCAGTCACATAGCGGCGGCATGGGGGGCGGGCAAGGGACTGCGGTACGGCTCGGTGCCGAGCACGCGGCGTATGTCGCCGAGATCCATCCCCGCGATGTCATGCAGGCGCAG